AAGGAACTGAAGACCAAGGAACTTAAGCCGGGAGCCCTTCTGAAGCAGGTCGAACGCATCTACGCCGGCCAGCTCCCCGGAGGAGTAATCCCAGGCTTCAGCACTCGCAAAGAACCTGACCTAGCGGCTATCGGTCGGGCGGTCGAAGAATCACGACGAAAGTTACTGGCGGCTTGATATGGAGGCGAACGCAATTGAGTTCCGGCTGCGCAATCACGATGCGCGCCTCGACTCTGCACATAGCTCTATCGCCAAACTTCGGGATACCTCGGCGCGGCACGACACTGAAATCTCGGTCGTGCGGACGGAGCTACGCGAAACCCGCGAGGACCTGTCTGAAATCCGCCATGAGCTCACCTGGGTGAAGCGAGGGCTCTGGGCCGCCGCTGGAACCTTTCTGATGTTCTTCGTCGCCGCTGCATCTCTCCTCCTAAGCCTCTCCGGGGCGAGTTAGATGGACCAGCCGCGCTTCGTCGGGGGAAGGATCAAAGGGACCCAGCTCGCGGCGGCGGCCTTCGTGCTGAGCCTAGTTCTCCTGCTTGCCGTCGGCGGAATTTCCGTTTTCCTCCTCGCCAACCGGACCACCACGACCGCCAGCTTCTCCAGCGAACTGCGGGACGGGCTGGTCGAAAGCTGCGAACTCAACGGAGACCCCCTCCGGGCGGCCGTCCGCAATCTCCTTCGGGAACAGATCCGCAACACCGAATCCCCCCTGATCAAGGAACTCTTCCCGACGCTTCCCCAGTCGTTCATCGACATGCGTGTCGCGGCACTCCACCAACGGCTTGCAGAAGTCAAGCCCGTGGTCTGCAACGACCTCTACCCCAAGCCCTAGCCGGCGCCTAGCGCCTACATCGAAAGGAAGTTCCCTTGGCTACTGCCATCGAGAGCGGCAGCTCAGGTCCGCGCGTCCTTGATTTTCAGCGTGCGCTTGACCGCGAACTCAAACATTTCAAGTTCCCCTGGCGAAAGATCGTCATCGACGGCAAGGCCGGGGCAAAGACCTTCGACGCGGCCAACATGGTCGCCTGGCTCAAGGGCTTCTCCGACGACGAGCTGATCAAGATCGGCAAGCGGCAACAGGTCAGCGTCCGCGACCTGATGATCCTGGAGGGGCAGGAGCGCCGATCGCCCGCGATGGTTCTGCGCTCCCGCAAGCGTCGGCGCAAGGCACGAAAGCTCCGCTACGAACACCACCATCCTGGGCCCCAACCGATTCCGGGCTCGCCCTACAAGACCCCCCTTGACGGGCATGAAGTCCCGATTTGGATCGCCGAAATCCTCCTCGCCGCGCGCAGCACCGGGGCCTGGGGCGGCGTCGTCATCTCGGGCGTCAGGACGCCTGCCTATAGCGAACAGCTCTGCCTCAACATGTGCGGAGCGCCTTCGTGCTCGGGTATGTGCGCTGGGCGCTCGAGCAACCACGCCTGCCCCCCATCGGGTGAGGGAGTGCCTTACGAGGGGGCCGTTGACGTGACCGACTACTACGGGCTCCGGCATTACTGCGAAGCCCACGCCCCTCAGCTCCGGGGTGGCGGCCAGGTGCTCCCCCGTGACCTGCCTCACTTCTCACATGTGGGGAACTGATGGTTACCTACGCAACTTGGGTTAGGTACTTCCTGCCGAAGATCGGCTGCAAGCGCATCCCGCTCATCGGCTACATGAGCAAGCACCGCACGCGAGCGATGTATTGCTGGATGTACGCAGAGGGCCACGGAGGGCGGTTTAACCCCCTGAACTCGACCCTTCAGAAGCCAGGTTCGGTAACCATCAATAGCGCTGGGGTCCAGTCCTACGTCTCTTTCGAGCAGGGCGTGGAAGCAACCGCGGAGACCCTGAACTACGGAGCCGACCGGAACGTCTTCGGTTACCGAAAGATCCGCCGCCGCCTCCGCATCAACGCTCCCGCCAAATATGTGCTTGCCGCGATCGAGGACTCCAAGTGGGGGACCGGAGGGCTGGCTCTGCGGGTTCTAAAAGAGAACGGCAAATCGAACATCGACGGCTACGCCGAGAGGCTGATTGATCAGTGAAGCGCGGCCTGAAGCCCCACACGCCCGACAGGCGTGACCTTCGCCTCGCCAACTACCTAGCCCCCCTTCCCAAACCCCCTGCTCAGTTCGGGCACGGGGATGTGGTCGAGGACTGGGGGGTGCTCGGTAACGACGAGTGGGGTGACTGCTTCTGGGCGGGGGCGGCACACGAGACCATGCTTTTGGGCCGCCTCGGTGGCCACAAACCGGAATTCTCCGACCAATCGGTGCTCGACACCTACGGAACCTACCTGGGCGCATACGGCCGCGCAGGGCTTGAAGCGAAACCGTCTCTCGACCAGGGCACGGAACCCCGGGAAGGTGCTAGGTACCGGGCCAAGAACGGCGTCACCGATAGCAGGGGCCAAGCGCACAGAATCGGCGCCTATCTGTGGCTCGAACGGGGCGACGTGGAGCAGCTCGAACAGGCGCTCTACATCTTCCAGGTAGTAGGTGCTGGGTTTGAACTCCCGCAATCGGCAGAGGAACAGTTCTCCCGTGAACAGACTTGGGACGTCGTAAGGGGCTCTCCCATCCTCGGAGGCCACTACGTGCCGTTGATCGGGAAGAACGCCCTTGGTCCCCTAGAAGGCGTGTCCTGGGGCCAGAGAGTCCTCATCTCGGCCGACTTCTACCGCCGCTACAACCAGGCCTCTCTCGTCTACGTGTCTGCTTCGCAACTGAAGGACGGCAAGACGCCAGAGGGGTTCAGCAAGGAACAGCTCCTCGAAGACCTCAATGCATTGAAAGGAACCCCATGAAGAACGAGCCCGTACTCACCATCGGAACGGTCACCGGAATACTCGTTGCGCTCGCTGCGATCCTCGTCCCCAACCTCGATGCCGGCACCCTCGAAGCTGCCATCGCCGCAGTCGTCCCGGTCGTCGCTGCACTCATCGCTCGTTTCAAGGTGACGCCTGTATGACGAAGCAGGAGCGCATCAAGGAGATCAACCGCGAACTAGCGGAGATGGAATCCGACTGGAACAGCGACCGCGACCCCTGCACGGGATACCGAGATGACGTCGCCAGCTCCGTGCAAAGCACTCACTGGGGTGAACTGGAAGGCGAGAAGAGAGGACTGGAAGCCAAATGAACGGCAACTACGTTGTCTGGACGATCGTCGGCATCTTGGCCATCATCGCCCTGCTCATCTACCTGATCCCGCACTTGCACTGATGCGGTTCCTCCGCTGGCTCTTTGGCCCCATCCTCCGTTGGATAGCCAGGAGAGCGGACTAGTGTCTCACCGTCTAGCTAGCCTTTAGGCGTGTCCCACGTTAGCCGTGGAAGCGCGGCGGAGAACTTCGTAATCCGCTACTTCGAAGCAATGGGCTATGTCGCCGGTTCACGTCGGCACATTGGTGGTCCCGGGGACCAGCTTTTCGTTCACCCGAGGGGCAGCGGCGAAATCGAAGACCCCCTGACTGGCGATGAATATTCGTGGTGTCTCCTAGTCGAGACCAAGAAGTGCAAGAGCGTTTGGGAGAATTTCCGCACCGACGACCGGGAAGCGATGCTCGACCAACAGCTTCCGTTCAGCGCCGAACGACTCCTTGTAAACATCGCCGGCGCCGGCAAGACGATGCGGATTGACCGCGTCTACAGAGAATACGAATGGCCGACGAGACGATAGAACGCGGCCTCGAGCTCCTGAGCAAGGGCCACTGCGACTCAGTTGCGCAGGCGGCTCGGAACTCAGGGGCGAAACGCTCGACGCTCCAGGAACACTGGCTTCGCATGAAGCGAGGGGAACCCGTGGCCGGAGAGTCCTTCACGGTCGAAGGCCTCCCGTCGAAATGGACGCCTGAGCAGCTCCTACGAGAGCACGGGTTGGACCCAGAGAAATGGGCGATAGCTCGCATCCGGGTCAACCGCTGGGACGATGAGGAGAAGCCCAAAGTCCAACTCCGGGTCGACGTGGTCCCGAAATCCACGCTCATCGAGATCAAGCAGGCCGACCCGTCGAAATGGAAGGCTCCGAAGCCGCGCAAAGGTAGCCCAGACAAGCCGCTTAAGGCTGTCGTGATCAGCGACCACCACGCTCCTTTCCACGAGCCGGTCTTCCACCAGCATTTCCTCAGCTACATCGCCGACGAGCAGCCCGACATCATCGACGTCAACGGGGACTTGCTCGACTTCGCCACCGTCTCCCGCCACCGCGAACGAGACGCGTTTACGAGCCCGGTGAACGACTGCATCCAGGCAGGCCATGAAATCCTGGCCGACTACCGGAGCGTCTGCCCAGAAGCGACGATCCGCTACAAGCGCGGCAACCACGAGGAGAGGCTGCGGAACTACCTCATCGACTCCGGCAGCCGCCAGTACGCGGACATCAAGGCGGCGAACGAGGAGCTGCCCGCCCTCGACCTGCAGCGGCTCTTGAAGCTGGATGAACTGAAGGTCGAGTACGTCCCCGAGGAATGGGAGCAGGCGAAGACGAAGCTCTCTCGGAAACTCACCGCCCGCCATGGCTTCACGACCGCCAAGAATGGCGCCGTGGCAATCCTCGATCGCCTCTCCGGCTCGACGGTCCAAGGGCACGATCACCGCCTCTGGGTCGCCTTCAGGACCGGCCACGAGGAGGAGGACCTGCGAGTGCAGATGGCGATGTCCACCGGCTGCGCCTGCATCATCCCCGGCGGCCTCGGCTATGTCACCGGAGGGGAGCCTGACTGGCAGAACTCCTGCGCCGGCTTCCGCATCTGGCCCGACGGGAACTTCCACCCCGCCGTGGGCATTTTCGTCAAGGGCTCCTTCTACGCCCCCAACTCAAAGCGCTACACGTGAGAGCCATGTTCAAAAACCCTCCCACCAAGAAGCAGTGGACCGGCCATGACGAATACTTCGAGCTCACCGTCCCCCCGGACCTGATGGTCGCGCTTGGAGACCTCCTGGAGGGCAAGAGGGTCCCGGGAGAGGCGATCACGCGGCTTCAGACGGTCTGGCAGTTCGGGAGACGGGTGAAGCTTCCCTATGCTCGGTTGCCGTGGGGCGAATTGGAACTAGAGGCAAAACGGCAGGGGATCTCGGAGGCCGAAGTGCTCTGGGATAGGGCGCGAGCTAAGGACCCGAGTGGCCTGTAAGTGTCCCGCCCCCCTCGAGCCTGCCGATCCTCGGCACAAAGGCGAGTGCTGCAAGTGTGGGAAGGTCCTCGGGGCGCAGGTGCTCTCGAGCGAAAACATCGTCTGGTTCTACGACCGCCTCGAATCCTGCTTCCCAGGAAAAGCCCCAGCCGCCTTCAAAGCCTTCCGGCACGGATGCGAAGCCCGGGAGTTCGAGGGCAGGGAGAAGTTCGGACTCTCCTACCTCTCGCGGGACAATCTGAAGGAAGCAGCGGAGGAGGAGTCCGATGCCGACAACTACCGGTTCTTCAAGATCCTCCAGCTTCGCAGCGAAGGCAGGGACGAAGCCGACGTGATGGACCTCCTGCTGAGCGCGGCTTTCCACGCCTACAAGGCCTATGAGTTCGACCGGCGAGCCGAAGCGCGGCTCCGAGGCTCCCCTTAATCCTTCGCGGCATAATGCTTGCCGCTATATTCGCCTGGCCCCCAAAGCGGGGCGCCCTGCAAGCCCTCGTCAGACTCTCTGGCGGGGGTTTTTTATTGCCCGGTTGGGGGGGTGGCCTTTGGACTAATCGCCCTACCTTCACCGCGGTCAAGCGTAGTTTTGGGCCGGATTCCCTAAGCGGGTATTGCAACGGGAAGTTTTTTTGACAGCCTCCCTTGACACTGCCGTAACAAGCCGCCATTTTCCTTTTCGGGACTCAGGCTCATGAGAGGAGAAGCTTGAGGACCACGACAAGGAAAGGCGGGCAGGGATGTCCGAACTGCGGAGTAGATTCGTCCGCCGTAAATCAGGTGCGCGGCCGGCGCTCGAGCTGCCTTCGATTCGCGCTTTGCAGGGAGGTGCGCGATGACACAAGAGGAAGCGCGGGTTCTGGCGGCGGCTCAGTTTGCGATGAACAGAGCGCTCAACTGCGAGCAGCTTTCTGTTTACGCCCGGAGGGCTCTAGAAGCCGCTGAATCGCTCGTAGCTCGGCATGTAGACGATCAAGGCTTTCCGCAGTCTCAGCCCGGAGGGCCTCCACGGCTTCTTCAACTCGTCGCAGATCCGGCGTCTCCGTCTGGCCCCCGTTCAGCGCTTCCATGAGGTCGCGCTGGCGCTCGCGGCCATCCCAGAGCCAGCCAGCCGACACAAAGGACCAGTCGGGGTCGAGCTCGGCCCACTCCTTATGGATGTCCGCGATCTCCTCGCAGCGCTCGTAGCGGGTCGTTCCTTCTTTCTCGAGTTTCTGGTAGCCGCGTAGGCCGATACCGAGCTTCTCGGCCATCGCCGGCTGGGTCCAGGGGGAGCGCTCACGAAGGGCCGTGATCCGCTCTCCAATTTCCAGTCTCTGTCGGGCCTCCATGAGCAGGTGGAGGCGCAACGTACTGCCCGTTCGTGATTTGCGCGACGGCCCGGTTACGAACTGGCTGGCCGCGCTGCTTGCGTTCGTCATAGGTTCATGCTACAGTACGCGAACTGATGGCGCACGGCAAGGACGCAGAACTCATCATTCGGACCTCGGTGATGCTCCCAGAACGGACCGACAAGGCCCTCCGGAAGCTCGCCAAGGACGGCGACCGGCCCCTCAGCCGCCAGATCCGCAAAGCGCTTGAGGAGCACGTTGAGCGCGAGACCGCCAAGGAAACTGCGTGAGCAACAAGCTCGCCAAGCGGACCGAGGAGCAGCTTGTCTCGCTAAAGGTCGAAGTCCGCGAGGAACACGAAGCAGCACAGCACGACTTTGAAACTGCCGTGGAGCGGTGCATCAACTGCGGTGAGATGTTGATGCAGGCCAAGAAGCTAGTCGGGCACGGCAATTGGATTTCCTGGCTGGACGGGACCGCCGTGTCCGAACGGCAGGCCCAGCGGTACATGCAGATCGCGCGAAACCCGTCACGCGTGTCGGATTTGGAATCACAGCGCGCCGCCCTCGCGGAGATAGCGCAGCCCAAGGACTGCCCGCCCGAGATCGTTGACGTCGAACTCGAAGAGATCGAGGAAGTAGACGCGGAAGTCGTAGACGACGAGCCGGCGCCTCGGCGTCGTTCGGCTACTCGGGCCGATGTCGCCGAAGGTCCCGCTCACTACTCCGTGGACCTTGCAGCTCCCGACGCTGAGGAAAACCTTCGTACCCAAGCCGTCCGCTGGTTTGAGCGGGGGCTTGCGGTGAGGGACCTCCTGAACAGCAGGAAACCCATCGAAGCCAAGTCCCCCGAGGACTTGAAAGCCATCAAAAAGCGGGCCGCGCTTATGGAGAGTACGGCCCGCAGACTGAAGGAGCAATGTGAAAACCAAGAGTAAAGCAAGGGCCGGTCGAAGCGCTCTGCCCGGCGCCAAGAACGACACCCACACGGAGCGCGCTCGTTCGACCAAGCGGAAAAAACGGATCGGCCCCGGCCGACCGCGCGGGAGCCGAAACAAGCGATTTGGTCAGCCGGTAGAGGAGGCCATCGAAAACTTCAATATGAAGTTGCTCCAGAAGGATGTGGAGTGCGCCGAAGCAGAACGGACCGACGATGTCAATGCCGAGGAGAACTTTCTCTCCTGCGTCATTGCTCAGTGCGTGACTCGCATCGGAGGCGCGTCTCAGGTTGCTATTGAGAGAACGGTCGCCTACGTAGCGTTCCCCGGTGAAGGTGTCACGCGGCGCTACCTCATCGACAAGAAGTCCCGCGAGACGCTTGAAGCGTGGGACCGAGGCGAGGATGTCAAAGAGGACGTAGAACTCAGGCTCCTAGCCCCCCGGAAGTCGCACACCCTAGCGGCGCTGGCCAAGAAGAACCGCGTTTGGCACAAGAAAAACCCGGGCGCCTATAAGGACAAGTCGGCTCGCAAAACCGAGCGGAAGCAGCGTTCGCGTGATCCGCTCCATGAAGTCGTCCGTAACGGCAACCTCGTGCGCTGGAGCTAGGCGCACGAGGTACGGAGGCCAAGAAATGTTCGCACTTGTCGCCCTCGCCACTGGCGTTGAACTCGGAGTCTGCTTCGTCTTGGTCTGTATCGGACTGGGGCTCTGGGTACGCCACGAACGCAACCGTCCCCTGACTTCCTCGGAGCGCCACGAAGAAGAACGCGAACGGGAGCTGGCGAGCCTGAAGGAACGCCCCGACCGACTGAGCTGGGCCGACGCTTTCGACGCAATCGACTGGCGCGAGATAACCGCCCTCAAGGAAGAACACGCCACCCGGGAACGGCTGGAACGGGAAATGGAAAAACGGCTCAAAGGCTCCCGGGCCTCCGTCCACTACCTGCCCCACGCCAAGGAATGGACGTGGGAGATAGACGACAAGGACGCGGCCTGATGTGCGCCTTCAAAAGTGGCGAGTACCCCTTCGACGCCATGCAGAAGGTGGCTAACGAAAAGGTCGGGCTCATTGACCCGGTGAACCTCAAACAGCGCCAGGCCCTCGAAGCGGACTTCTCCCTGAAGCGTGAGGAGCGCTACCTAGGGACCTGTGTGACGGACCTTGAAGTCAAGGGGTTCACGGGTGCGCAGGAGGCCTTGGAAGTGGCAGTAGAGGCCATCTACGACGCCAGACGGCGGATTAAGAAAGAAAGCGAGACGGAGTAATGGAGGACCGGGTTGGAGTACTCGAAAGGGCGATAGCCGAGATTGAAAAGGGCTGGTGCCAGCGTGAGCGCGAAGATGAAGACGGGAACGTGTGCGCCATCGGGGCGCTTGAGCGGGCCACTTCCGGCAGCGTTGGGGATGTTGACGCTCTCCCCTACGAGTTGGGCGACCTTTACGGGCTGAACAGACTGGTGCGGGAGAAGTTCCACAACTTCCCCGACCGCGCGGTCTACGGCGGGGAGTACGGCATTCAGGACGTGAATGACCAACTCGGCAAAGACGCCGTGCTCTCCCTGTTCAAAGAGCAGCTTCGCCGGGAGAAGGCCAAGGCGGGCGTGTTGCTGGAAGTCCCCGCCAACTGCAGCGAGACCCAGCGGGTGTACGCCAATGTCTGAGGTCTACGAGGTCAAGCACGTATCCGGCCCCAAGGAATGGCAAGGAAGCCACGGGCCGATGCTCTCCTACAAGCTCGACCTAGACAACAACGGGGTCCTCGAGCGGCAGGTGGAGCTCAACAGGAAGCCAGAGAGTCGCGCCCCGTCGGTCGGCGAACTCCTCGCGCTGGACTTGGAGGAAACGAACTACGGCACCAAGGCCAAGCTCGACTTCGACCGCACCAAGGAACTCAGTCAGCCGAGCCTTCCTACCGGCTCCTCAGAAGCTCGCACGGGTTCCAAGGGGTTTGAGAACCGGGACGCCTCTATCGCCCGTCAGGTGGCTCTCAAGATCCTCGCCCCGTCAATCAATGCCGAGGGAGTGCTTACGCCCGGCATCAAGGCTGTCTCCGAAGACATCGAGGCTTTCATCATGGAGGCCGGCAGGGCGAGCGAGGGACAAAGGAAAGAGGCCACCCAACTTCCCGAGACGGCTCCGGGTACCTCTTCTCCCTCCTCGCCTGATGCCGGCGACCTGAAGGACATCGAAATGGCTCTTGACTGCATCTGGGTCGGGGCCAATGCAAAAGCTCGGGAACGAGTGGCGCTCTACATGTACTCCCAGCTAGAGGAGAAGGACCTCCTACGGGCCTGCAACCAGCTCACGAACGCACAGGACCCGAACACCCAGGAGACCACCCTGACGGCGATGAAGGCACGGACCGTCAAATGGCAGGGCGAGGCCCTTCCCGCAGACAACACGACCGACGAAAGCATCCCGTTCTGATGCGCTACTACGGAGACAAGCATTGGTGGGACCGGCACGCTCCGTTCAACTGGGAGGGCTTCCGGCTCATCGTCGCGTTCCTAAGTGTCTTGGTCGCTGTCTGTCTGGCGATTGCCGCACTCATCGTTCCCATCGTCGTCGTGGCTGAAACGGCAACCTGCCACCAAGGGGCTGAGCGCCAGGGAACCACGGGCAGCTACCAGTTCCCGAGCGGCTGTTACTACCGGCTTGCGAACGGCAATGAACTTCCGGCTTCCGAATACCCGGCCAAGCGCCTGAAGATTGAAGGGAGCCTCCGATGAACCACTGGGGACGAAGCCCCGGCAACCTCATCTGCAAGATGTGCAAGAAGGACATCCACGAAGGGGATATGACGCTCTATCTCCCTCCGGGCAAAGGCGTCCTCTGCAAGCCCTGCGGCGAGCAGTATGAGGAGCAGTACCGCCTTCTCGACCGCCTTATCGGTGAGAGCAGGGCCGCATGAGGTACCGAGGCCCAGACCCCACTTCACCTGACGCCATCGCCGGCCTAGTAGCCCGCCGTAAGCGCAGGGAGGAAGAGAACATCCGCCTCGAGGGTCTTGCCTGGGGCCTCTCTCCCGCTTACATGCGCGCTGTGACTGCCGAGCGCTGGGAACGAGATTACGAGCGGATGCAGCAAGAACCCGATCACAACGAGGACATCTTCGACAGGTACGCATGATGACGACCTTCGAACCAAAACTCTGTGAGTGCGGCTGCGGACGGGTGACGAATCCATCGCCCTCTAAACGCAGAGGGCTTGAGGCCGGCGAGTATCAGCGCTTTGTCCGGGGCCACAACACCCGGACGAATCATCTCTCAGGGACGCGGTCCCGGATCGTGTTCGACAACATGCATCAGCGCTGCGCGAACCCCCGCAACACCCGGTACGAGTCTTATGGCGGCCGGGGTATCAAAGTCTGTGAGCGCTGGGACTCCTTCGACAACTTCTACGCCGATATGGGCGAACGTCCTGAAGGAAGGTCTCTCGACCGCATCGACAACGAAGGCAACTACGAACCAAGCAACTGCCGATGGGCAACGGCCAGCGAGCAGGCCCGCAACAGGCGACCGTTCAAACACAAGAACCCTAGGACCCATTGCAAACGTGGCCATCCGCTCACTGAAGACAACCTGAAGTTCAACTCTCGCGGAGAGCGCCAGTGCCTGAGGTGCCTCCGCGCCTCACAGAAAGCTCGGCGCGACCTCGCCAGGGCGGAGCGTATGTACCAGGAACGGGATTCCAACGAAGAGACCTTGGATCGGTACGCCTGATGAGCGCCCTCCAATTCATCAGCGTCCCCAAAGGCCAGGAGTGCTGCATCGTCAAGGGCTGTCTGGGCAGGGAGAGGTGGAGGCCCATGATCGCCGGCTACGTGCTCGAGGACGCTCCTCTCTGCTCCCGGCATAAGAAGACCTGGGAAGCACAGTGGATTGCCGCCAGGGAGCCCCACAGCGCGTCTGAGCGTGCACTAAGGCAGGCAGCCTAATGCCTACCCAGAAAGAAACCGTCCTCAACATGCTGAAAGCCGCCGGCAACTTCGGAGTGCGGTCTGACACCTACCTTGCTGAGTACATCCCTCGCGCTGCGGCCAGAGTCCGTGAGCTGCGCGAAGAGGGCTACGAAATCACTTCTGAGAAGGAGAAGCAGTTCGTCAGGTACACCCTGATCCAAGGAGGTGATGCACGTAGAAAGGCCGATGTACCCACATGGACGCCCTCTACCCGTGCAATCGCTGGCCGGACAGCCGGTAAGGACGTGAACACCCCAGGGGCTGACCAGAGGAGTTCTGTCGCCAGCGATATGCCGCTTTTCGAAGAAACCTCCTACGAGCGCCTACAGGACGCCGCGTGATCGACCCAGAACTCTTCACCCAGCTTGAAGCCGAAGCCGAAACCTTCCAGGCAGAAGCAGACGAGAAGGAAGTAGCTGACCTCGTCCTCTCTGAACTGGAACAGGAGGGCGATGAATAGCCGCTACGCCCGGTAGCCCGGTAGAGAGCGTGGCCCGCTCCGCCCAATCAGCCAAACACGGGGTTGATATCGCAGACCGCTGAGGTCAAACCCGACCACGGTTCGAGGGGCGACCTTTCCCTCGGCGGAATCGTGTTGCACTGATGAACAGGAAGCCCCGGAGCTGGTGAGCGAGAATCGGCCGAAGTGCGTGGCGGGGTGAGGTGCAAGCGAAGGTGACGCCCACGCAACTCAGCGATGGGAAACCTTCCGTACCTACTGTCTTTCTGAGGCAGTACGGAAGGCTCTGCCCTGCAATCTAGACGAGGGAATGTAGTTAAGAACTTAGATGTACAGCCCCAAAGAGAATGAAATGAATACAGCCCTTAAGACCTGGTCCATCCTCCAGGGGGGAATTGAATCCCTGGATGGCTCTTGGCCGGAACCGAGACTGAAGAGAATCGAATCTCTGATCTCTACCCAGCCCCCTGAATCAGTCCGTAGGGCTGCTTGGGAAGCAAGGGAAATTGTTCAAGCTCAGGAGAAGGCACCCAACGTAACGGCACTTTTCGAGAAGAAGCTGGGGGAGCAGCGTGGGGCCTAAGAGAGACTGGAAGGACGCAAGGGCCAAGGTGGAGGCCGAGGAAGCCTGCCGGGTGTGCAAGGTCGGAGGGAAGCTTGAGGCCGCCCACACGGTTGGGAGGAAGTTCGACCGCCCGAAGGAGGGCAAGAAAGAACTGTGGGTAGACCCTCTCTCAGTCGTCCCTCTCTGCCCCGAATGCCACCGAGCTTTCGATTCGAGGGAACTCTGCATCATCCACGTGCTCGAGACCGACGAGCAGGTACGCGCTGTAGCTGACCTCGGGTCTATCGAAACTGCCCGCCGTCACCTCGGAGGCGAGCTATGACCCTCTACGAGTCGGCCTATCAGGAGAAGCCTCGCTTGCTTGATTTGTTCTGCGGCGCCGGCGGCTGCACTCGCGGCTATCAGGAAGCGGGCTTCTACGTCGTCGGGGTGGATAAGGAGCCGATGCCGAACTATTGCGGGGATGAGTTCGTGCAGTTCGACGCCCTCGGGGTGCTAGGGCAATGGTTGACGGTGCAGGAGGAACTCTCCCGGCCTTCGATGGTCACGGCGATTCACTACCAGCCGGTTCTCCAGCTTGATCTGGATGACTTCGACGCCATCTCCGCATCGCCTCCGTGCCAGCACTACGCCAACGTGACGGCTTGGAGGGGGGACCAGAGCGAGCACCCGGACCTAGTCGCCCCTACCCGCGAGCTTCTGGAAGCAACCGGCCTCCCCTACGTCATTGAGAACGTGGACAAGGCACCCCTGCGGGCCGACTTCGTCCTATGCGGAACCATGTTCGGCCTCCCGATCCAGCGCCACCGCTACTTCGAGACCAACTGGGTTGACCACACCGAGCACTGGGGCACCCTCTCACCCGCCCCCTGCGGCCACCACCCCGACGACTACAGCTTTGACCACGGAGCCAAGCAACCCGAGAGCGTCTACAGGGATGCGATGGGCTGCGAGTGGATGACGGTCCAGGAGTCCCGCCAGGCCATCCCACCCGCCTATTGCAAATTCATAGGCGAACGATTGATGGCCCACCTCGAAGCCCAAACGAAAGCAGCCGCATGACCCCACTAGACCCAGACAACTGCAAGTGGGCTCACAACCACCCAGAGCGTGAAGGGCTGGTAGCGGAGGACCACTTCGACCCGAGAGGAGCCCCAGTGCCTAGCGAGAGTCAGCAGGTAGAGCAGTGGCCGGAGGTCGAGATGGGCCTTTGCCAGTGCGGCTGCGGCGAGAAGACGAAGGTCTCGCCGCACACCGACCGCTTTCACGGGTTCGTGAAGGGCGAGCCACGGCGCTTCATCCACGGCCATCACAACCGGCTTCAGCGCATCGAGCCCACCGACGACCTCTACGAGGTCAATGAGTCGGGCTGCTGGGCCTGGACTGGTCGGCTGGACAAGGAAGGCTACGCGGAGATCGGTGAACGCAGCGCCCACAGGGCTTACTACGAACGGGATAGAGGCAAGATTCCGTCGGGGCTTCACTGCCATCACACCTGCCATAACCGCGCCTGCGTGAACCCGGACCACCTAGAGCTTGTAACGCCGGAAGAGCACCAAGCGAAGCACCACAGGCTCTACACGGCTGAGGAAGACGAGGCGATTCTCAGGCACGCAGTTACTGATGCCGAGCTGGGGAAGCGCCTAAAGCGGAGCGTAAGGGGAATCGGCATTCGCCGCCATCGCCTTCTGCAGAAAGGGAGTTCCGATGTCCAGGGTTGAGCGCTTCATGGCATTCGAGGACGGTCACGGAAATGTCTGCATGGACCCGTCGTCTAAGGGCTACTGGGTCCGCGCCGAAGATTTCGATTCTCTCTCCAGCCAAGTAGAGGGACTGGTAGAGGCGCTGGAAATCATCGCGGGGAACGGATACCTCTGGCAGATCGGGGAAGGCCCTCACGACGCCGCACAGGTCATCGAGGACGCGCGAGCGACCGCACAGGCAGCCCTCACCGCCTTCAAGGGAGACCAAGATGCCTAGCGAGCCAGTGAGCAGCTATCTGGATGAAGCGGTCGAGGCTGCGCTTCGTGCCGGCGGTAACGGCTATCACGTGCAAGCTGCCATCGAAGCCGCAGAGCCTTTCATCCGAGAGCAGGTACAGGCCGAGCTAAGGGAGGCGATTGAGCTGGAGGCGACCGCTGCAGCCGACAACGGAGACCGGTTCCTCGCTGCCGCCCTGAGACAGGCCCTTACCCAGCTAGGAGGTTCAGAGGATGGCTGAGCACGGAGGACCAATGAGCGCACTACAGGGAGAGGACCGGGAGCGGCTTCTACGGATCGCCACCCGCCTCACGAGCACCGATGCAGACGCTCTTGAGATTGCTGACCCGGAGGCCGATGCCGCCTTCCTTCGCAACCTCGCAGAGCATGGGTGCAGCGGTGAGGGGGAGGAGAGGAAGCCAGACGACGGCTACAACCCGGACGTGGACGGCCACTGGAGCGGTTCCCAGGGCGGCACCGGAGAGAAGCCGGTCGAGAGCGAGGAGGGGACGCGATGAAGTGGACGATTCGTAAGAACCATGGGCGGGAAGAAGTCGCCGGCCCTGAGACGGGCTGGACCGAGGTCATCCCCGCCGCCCACCTGAAGGCCCTAGAAGACCGTCTGCGGTCTGAGGTGGAGAGGATGCGTTCAGAAGGTCACCTTGCTTACGCCGACCGCCTTGAAGCCATCCTGGAGGGGACCTGAGATGGATACGAGCGAGCGAGAGAAGCTGGAGCCGATCCGCGATCTGGAAGGCAACGACGTCACGGATTGCGACTACTGCGTGGCCTTCCAGTTCCGTGACTGGGACACGGTCGAGTGGATGCAGGACAACGGCGTTGGCTGTACCTGCGGGCAGCCCTCCGGGGAGGACTCATGATCCAAGAGAGGGACTACCGCAGCCTCGAAGAGATTAAGCGCGATCTCTTCCCGGCGCTCCATGAGGCTGAACGGATTGCCGACGAGGTCGAACCCCGGTGCGCTGAGGTCGAGGAAATCATCGCCGCGCAGAACCGCCGTCGCTACGTCAAACGCTCTTCCACCCAGCCTCAAGAGGCATGAAGCCCAAGGCGATTTCGCGGGGGGACACGACGCTGGGCATCTACTGGCGCCGGACCCATCTCGTCTTCTTCTCGCCCTCCCGCCCGTGGGGTAACGGGTCGAGCTACGGCGGTCACCTCTGCTTCAAGCTCAGCTCGGGTCATTGGTGGCACCTGATCGTCCGCCTCTTTCACAAAGCCGAGCCGATCCAAGGGGCTATCGGCTGCTGGCAATGGGAAGTCGAGCAGTACGAGAGCGCCAAGCGCAAAGCAGACCCGGCAGGCGGCAATCGTCTCACCGTCAAGCGCTTCGTACGCCTCCGCATCGGCCTCGGCGGTCGCCCCTCTACCCAGCCCGTTCCTCCCTTTGCTCAAAGGAATTCAATGTGAAGGGGATAGAGAGACAGCTCGAGGAAGCGATTCTCTCGATTGAGGAAGTCGCCGAAAGCACGCCGTGGAGCAAGTCCACGCTCTACCGAATCGCCCCTCAGCCAGATAGCCCCTTCCACAAGCTCGGGGGCCGCTGGGTGACGACGCAAGCCGCTCTCGTCGCCTGGGTTGAAAGCGGGCCAAAGCCGCGTCGAGCGAAAGCCGAGAGCCCGATGCCTAGACCGCGAGCCCGGAGGCAAAGTAGCTTCGGCGCCAAAGTCGTCCAATTCGAAAGGGCAAGCTGATGGCGAGCATTCATAAGACGAAACACGGCACCTGGGAGTGCAAGTGGCGGGAGAACAAAAGGCCGAAGTCCAAGAGCTGTAAGACGAAGTCAGAGGCGCAGTCGCTCAAAGTTGAGGTCGAGCGCCGGCTAGCAGCAGGGAGGGGATTCGTCCGGGGCCAGGATGCGCCGACGCTGGAGATCTTCTCCGCTCAGTGGCTTGCCGCCCGCACCGACCTCGAAGCTTCGACTAGGGCCAAGTACCAAGAGTGGCTCGAAGTCCACATCCTGCCGAGCCTCGGGCATCTCTCGGTAGCAGAACTGCGCCCCCGCCTGTTGCAGGAATGGCAGGACGAGCGTCTGTCCGAAGGCGCAGGGCCGGCAGTCCTCGGCAAGGCGCAGTCCCTTCTCTCCCAGATCCTCAAACGGGCCGTGCTGCCCTACGAATACCTCGATGTAAACCCCGTTCTCGCCCTTGAGCGCCCGAGCTACCGCAAGCGTGAGCACCGCTGGCTCACGGCCACGGAGGTGGAGGCGCTCCGCAACTGGTTCCTTGAGCGAGAGGACCTGGGTTCCGCGACACTGATCTCAGTCCTCGCCTACGTCGGCATCCGCCCCCAAGACGCCCTAGCACTGGATTGGGAGCACGTAGGAGACCGGCTAACGATCATCCAGAAGAACTCAGGAGGAGAGATTCGCCCTGGATCTAAGACGGGAGACCGATACAAGCGGACGGTCTACCTTCCCGAGCCCGTGAGCGGCGATCTAAGCGCCTGGGAAGACACCGCGCTTACGTCTGGACTCGTCTTCGGCAAGAGAGACGGCCGGCCTTGGACGAAGAATGATTGGGACAACTGGCGCTCTCGAATCCGGCCGGACGGATCGCGGGGCTACAGCTTCAAGCAAGCCGCCGAAGACGTGGGGCTCGGTTCGACGCTAAAGCCCTACGACCTTCGCCATACCTGCGCGACCCTCTGCGCCGCGGCCGGCTGGAACCACATTGAGATAGCCCAGCAACTCGGCCACTCCCCGCAGGAGTCGATGCGGACCTATCAGCACCTCATCGACTCAAACCCAGCAGAGCGCCGAAGCATCGAGGACTACATCGCTGAGGCTCGAGGTGTTCGGGATTTGTTCGGAGCGGAGGCGCAATGAGCGCGAGCAAAGCGTTAGATTTGGCTCTCTGCGGACGTAGCTCAGCTGGTAGAGCGCGAGCTTCCCAAGCTCGATCCAGCGAGAATCCAGGCGAACAGAGGCGAAGCAAAGCGCCCTCTCAAGCCAAACGACCTCGCCCGCGTCCCCCTCGCTGGCCTGCGTTTCTCCCCGATTGCCAGCCAGATGTTCGGAATCTGTTCGGAGAAAGGACTTCCGCATGCAGTTGAAGCCCCGTGAGCGCCAGCAACTACTCGCCGGCCACTACCCAGACCTTGTAAGACCCGAGAAACCAGAGCTGGGGGAAATCGTCCTCAAATCCTCAAGGGCAGAGGACGGCGCCTCCATCCCAGAACTCTCGATCGAGCTCCTAAGCACCCACAAGCAGAAGAAGGGCGGCTGGAGGGTGGAATACCTCGTCAAGGACTTCCGAGGCGTCTACGCAGCTCAGGGGCTCGGATATACCCGCTCCCCGGTAAGGGCTCTGGACTCAACCGCTCCAATCCTTGACCCTGAGGTAATCGAGGGCTACGCCCAGGAAGCAACCCAAGGAAATGCCCTAAGACAGGCTGAACACGTAAGGCAACAGAAGCTAGAGACGGCCGAAGCGAAGGCTGGTAGAGGCTTGAGGGCTGAACAAGCGGCGATTAGAGCGAAACGGAGGGCGGAAGCGTGAGCCGGGTGACCGACGTGATTCTGAGCTTCTCGGTTCTTGAGGACCAAGAGAAAAAGTGCATCTCCGAAGTCAATAACGCGATCCATCTAAAGCTGGTCTCACGCGCACCGCAGATGTTCCCGCTGCCAGAGCCTGAAATCCCAGCTGGCGGTTACAAGGCCTGGCAGTCCGATGTGCGGTTCTGCGCTTTCAACAACTCACCGACGAGCGTGATCCTCGAATGCATTGACGCCGCACTCTGGAAGCACCGCGACGACATCGAAGTTTTGGTGCGAGAGGAGGACGCCCAAGGATGGGCCATTTACAAGCTTGACGACTTGGAAGACGTGGAAACGCTGGAGGAGATCCGTGGCTACTGAATCGGCTGCCGAGAGACAGAAACGGAGGGCTGATGCCCTATGGCGCGAGCGGGCCGAGGAATACCGAGATGCCCTCCGTCAAATCGAAACCGAACCCGTCACCGGCTCCCCCGCCGAGTGGATTACGTGGGCGCGTGAGTTCGCCTCCGTTGTGCTGTCGGACCTGTCGCCGGACGTGGGAGAAACGGAGGGCTGATGAGGGGCGAACAGAGCGCTAACGGGCCTGCCGTGGTCGCATGGCTCGAATCCACCGACGCCGATCTCTCCCAGCAAATCGTCGGAGCCCATCAGAGGAAAATCAAAGCCTGGAAAGAAGGCGAAGACGCCTCCCTAAGAGCAATAGACGAAGTCTGCACGAAGACGAATCTGCACCTCAGCATGGTCCCGGAGGAGGTTTGGCATGGGTGAAGTCGTCGCTCACGGCCCCAAGTTCTACGAATGGCTCATCCACACGGACGCCAACCTCGAAGACGCCAACCTCGGGCCGGCGTTCGCTCGAGCTATTGACCGCTGGAAGGATGGAGACAACGCGACCCTTGGGAAAGTCGATGAGCTATGCGTCCGCGTAGGGCTGCACCTGAGCCAAGTTCCTGAGGAGATCTGGATAGACCGCCCTCCCAGGAAGAAGTTCAGATGCTCCACCCCCGAGACGAGGAGCGAAGCAATCGCACGCGTTCTGGCCGGCGAATCGAACCGAGAAGTAGCCGAATCAATCGGCTGCACGCCCAGGGCTGTAGCGAATTGGGTTCATGCCGCAAGGTTGATAGAAGGACGCTGAGATTTTCCGTCCGACTGCGGTTTAGACTTGCTGTTGTACGTGAAGTCGGCTGCGTACGTTCCTGAGCGCCAAGCGCCCATATGCGCCGCGCCCGTGAGCCAAACCCCCGAAGTGCGCCCTCAGCAGCGGTCAAGGAAGGCTTATGAACCGCCTAAACACTGAACAAGCGCAAGGCATGAACTCCAAACCCTCAAGAGAGCCCGATCCCCGTGCAGAGAAGCGACGGCGGGAAATCGCTGAACATCGCGCGAAGAAGGCAGCGTCGCCCGAGAAATGGGCATGGCTCTCAGTCAAGGGAAACGAGGTGACGGTCTTCCCGACTCAGCGAGCCTGGAACGAAGCCCTAGCGACTAAGCGCGCTTCAGGGTCTCGTAAACCGTAAGACGCGAGACGCCAGCAGCTTTGGCGATGTGCGCGATCGGCACGTCTTCGCTCTTGGCCCGCTCCATCAGCTCAGCCGCATCCGCTCGAGCCTGAGCAAGTTCTGATTCAAGCGTCTCACGTATCTGAGAGACCTTCTGAAGCTCTTCTAGCGTTTTCATAAGGGACGCCCCGGAATCGAACCGGGGCAACTCCAGGCGTCCTAGTCGTCGAAGAGAAGCGATCGGTTCCACTCTGCGCGCTGCCTCTTGCGCTCCTCCCGAGCCGCATCCCGCTTGGCCTGCTCAGTCTCGCGCTCGTCCATTTCGGCAAGCCAGCGTCGCTCTTCTGGGCCGGCCTCCCTCGCCCGAAGCTCCATCTCTTCGCGTCCCACCCGTGCCAAGTGCTCCACGATCGCCCTCGTATCACTCTCGGGGATCAAGCAAGCCTTCTGCTCGTATTCCTCAGTAACAGCCTTGAGGCGATCATCGGGCAGCGTGCGCATCGAGCGGTCCCCTGGCTTCCCCTCGTTCTGCTTGATGAAGTCGAAGCTCTGGTGGCGCTTAGTAGTCTCGGTGCTGGTCATAGGAACTCATCTCCTTTGATCCGCGCCCCGGGAGCCACTAACTCGCCGGGGCTCTTGCTTGATTACGCCTTCGGAACGGCTGCTACGTGTGACTTGATGACTCGCCGGCCGTTGGCGCCTAGGTGGACTGGGAAGCCCGCTGCGAAGCTCACCTTAGAGCCGCAGACTGAGCACTTCGGGGATTTCATTTCACTACCTCCAGTGCGATCTTGCCGCCGCAACGCTCGGCATAACCCTTGCGCCTGGCCTCGTCAATGAAGGTCCCCATGTTGCGGGGGCAGCGGAAGCCGCCTTCCTCGGCGATTTCCTGCATCCAAGCCATGAGCGTTCCGGTGTTGTGGGCGGTTGCGTTGATGCCGGTTACTGAGGTGATTCGGAATGTGGTCGTCTCAGCCATGCGGGCAGTAAAGCACCGTTCCGAGCATCTGTCAAGTGAGTTAACAGAAAAACTTCCATGAGGATACTGCTAGAGCATGGGCACTGAGGTACAGAAGCACGTCCCCTACGCAATTACGGAGCGCGGTACGAGAGCTCGGTATGACGACTCAACCGTCGATCTCGCCCTCCGTCTCGTAGCCCTGGCCGGAGGAAAGGTCTCCGTAGCAGAGCAACAACTGGCCTCCGAGGGCATCCCAATCTCCCGTGGCACCCTAGAAACCTGGGTCGAACATAGCTTTCCTCAACGCTACTGGCAGATCAGGAAGGACTTAGGAGAGGACGTAAGCGAGGATGTAGCCGGCAGAGCCCTCGAAAGAGCACGAAGGGCAGACGAAGCACAGGCCTTAGTCCTCGAGGAGACGATCGCCAAATACAAGGAGATCTCTCCCGACGCCCTCCCCAAGGCCGCCCAATCCCTCGCAACGGCCAAGAAGCAAGACATCGAAATGTCCCAGCTCCTCCGCAACAAGCCAACCTCCAGGCCACAGATAGACATCAAAGGCACGATCGCATCCTTAGAACGCCTAGGAGTAGTAGAGAAGGCGATAGATGCTGAGGTTGTTGAGGACTAGCTGTTAGCTGGGTAGTTCGATGGTCATCGTACTTTGGTGAGGTTCTTAGGTAGATGGGAATGAGTCGCATTAGCAGGGGCAGTAGCTGTATTGGGCTAGTGGCTGAGGCTCCCGTCGCAGCGCTGTACCCATTGCGCGTACCCACCTGAGCGCCAGCTAGCCAGGCTCGAGCTCACCAACCAGCACCGTTGGATCTATCTGGCTTTCTAGAGCCACATACACACGCACTGCATCACCAGGTGCATCCCACTCCGAACAAATCACGAACAAGAGGCGGCCGGGAGGGGGAGGGGTAAGCGGGATCTGAGATTTATCTTGCGTTGAGTCCCTTAATAATTCCCCTAGGACCCCCTCTTACTCCCCCGTATGCGAAGGCCCCCCCTTAAAAGGGCTTTGGAGTCCCAGGCTGGGTAGGCGACCTCGCGCGCGGAAGGACTTATGCGAATCAATTACGAGGCGCTGGAGCGTCTCCCTGAGGCAAAGCGAAAAGAAGCTGAAGAGCTGATCGCCGCGTGGGAGGTCGAACGCCGGCAGAACCCCCTCGCCTTCTACGAGCCCCACGCAAAGCAGAAGGCCTTCCACAGCTTCAAGGCCCACACGAAATGCTTCTTCGGGGGGACCCAGTCAGGGAAGACCACCGGGGGGCTGAACGACAACATCGTCCAAGCCCTCCCCAAAAGCTCGGTCCCTGAGCATCTTCTTCCCTACAAGAAGTTTGAACCGCCCTTTGAGTGCAGGATTCTCTCGCAGACCTACAAACTGCTTGAGAACAACCTGATCACGAAGCTCCAGCAGATGATCCCGGTTGAGGAGCTGCGGGGCGGGTCGTGGAAAACGGCCTACGACAAGCAGCTTGGAATCTTGCACTTCGAATGCGGGTCGAAGTTCTTCTTCATGACCTACGAAACCCCTGTCTCCGCGATGCAGGGGGTGACGATCGACCGGGTCCACTTTGATGAGGAGCCCCCGCTCCAGGTCTATAACGAGAATCGCTGGCGGGTTGCTGCAAAGGAAGGGGACCTGCTCTTCACGATGACCCCCACTCAGGGGATCACCTGGACCTTCGACCAGCTCTGGAAGAAGCGGGGCACGGAAGTAGAACACGGGATCTTCAAGGGGAAGGATCTGGAAGTCGTTCAGGTCTCCCAGGACGACAACCCCGGCCTCTCCAAGCGGCAGATCGAACTTGGGCTCGAGGGGCTCTCAGACGAGGAGAAAGCGGCTCGTAGGGAAGGGAAGTTCGTCGCCCTCCACGGGCTGATCTACGGGGAATTCTCGGAAGAGCGGCATGTGGTCCCAGAACGCCCGATCCCCCAGAACGTGAATGTTGTGGTCGGGATCGACCCGGGCACCAGATACGCAGCCGCGGTTGTCTGGGTCTACCTCACTCACGACGACACGATGGTCGTCTTCCACGAGGGCTTCTACCAGGGCTGGACGGCCAAGCAGGTCTCCGAGGAGATCCACCGCGTCAACTCGGCCTACAACGTCCACCCCCTCTACTACGTGATTGATCCGTCTGCGCGGAACAAAAACCACCAGACCGGCCGCTCAGACCAGATGGAGTATGCCGACCACGGGATCGTCACCATCGCCGGCCAGAACGCTTGGACGGCAGGGGTCAACCGAATCAGAGAGAGACTCCAGAACGACCGCCTCTTCGTGCAGGCCAACTGCCTCCAACTGATCGACGAGTTCGGCAAGTACCGCTTCAAAAATCCCCCCCGCTCAGATGAAGAGACCAAAGAGGGGCCGGTAAAGAAGGACGACCACGGCCTGGACGCCCTGCGCTACGCCGTGATGTCCCGGCCCTACCTGCCTGAGCTTCGCGAAGACCGCGACGAGACCCAACTTCAACGACTAATGCGCGAGCACGTTTCGAGCCTCGAAAACCCAGAAAACATCAACCCCGGCCAATTCTCCGGGGTCGCACCCTAGGAGAACAGCACATGGCATTGACCAACAAAATCCTGACCCAGTCGGAGGTCCTTGGCGGCCTTCTGCTGAGCGAAGTGGAAACCACCTTTGACAGCTCCTATCTGGAAGGCGGGGAGAGCTTCAAACCCTCTGACGCCGGCCTTCAGAGCTTCTCCCACGTCCTCTGCAACATGAAGATGGGCACCGAAGCCTCCGAAAAATGGGTCGGCGATCCGTGGTACGGCTCGGAAAAGCTCCACCTCAACGACCACAAAACGGGCAAAGAGGTCGCCTCGGCGGTGAACTGCGAAAAAGTCAAGGTCGTTTCCTTCTGCCTCGGTAAGGGACGAGCCAAGTGACCAAGATCGCCCAGAAGCCGGCGTACTGCGCCTCCTGCTACCAACAGGACCCGGTCCGCTACGTGGACTTCGAGGCCGCTTATGACGGCCCCGTGATCCCCGGCTCACCCCGCGTCACGGTCGATGACTTGATCATCTGCGAGAACTGCCTCGGGAGCGCCTTCGCGCTCCTGGACCCGCAGGGGCTGAAGCAGACGATCGAGGAGCTGGCTGAGCTCTGTGCCCAGCAGGCAGAAGCGCTCGACGCCAAGGACAAAACCATCGTCGGGGCCAAGGCCACGATTGAGGAACTGGTGGATCACCCGATTGCCAAGTTCCCCGGCAAGCCGAAGCTCATAGGGGTCTCAGATGAGGTCAGGCGCCGGATCACCCAGGGTCGCTTCGAGCGCCGCGGCACCTCCCCAGCCCCGAAAACGAAAGCGAAAGCGGCATGAGAGACGCAGCCAAAACCAAGGGCAAAAAGGTAACCGTCAAATCCGGATCGGAATTTGTGACTATCGCCGCCTATCCCGACCGCTCGGCGATTTGGATCTCCAATTACGGCGAAAAAAACGTCACCGTCTGCCTCAGCCCGACGACGCCCACCTTTGAAGAAGGGCCGATGCTCGCCGAAAAAGGCGGCTCGGTTCTGCTCGAAAGCTACACGGGCGCGATCAACCTGATCACCAAAGAAGGCACCTCGGTCGTCGGCTACGTGGAGTTCTGATGAGCTGGGTATTCAACCCCGGCGCCGGCAAGAAGGGCCATCTGGGGAGCCGCGCAAGTGGCTGACAACATCAAAGTGACTGAAGGCTCAGGGCCGAAAGTTGCTACTGATGAAGTCGAAATTGACGGCGCCGTTGCCCATGCGCAGCGGACGAAGCTCGTCTGGGGGGTCGCCGGCTCCGCGGTAGACGCTTCCGCCACCAACCCACTCCCGGTCAAAGCCGAATCAGGGAGCCAGGTCAAAGTCACGGCGTTGGAAGGCGAACCCAACGTCAAAGTTGCGAACGAACCGACCGTCAAAGTCGCCGCCTCCCAGACCATCGGGCTCGCGGCCGGGACGGCGGAAGTCGGCAAAGTCAAAGTCACCGAACTTTCCGGGGAACCAAAAGTAAAAGTCTCCTCGCTCGAAGGGGAACCCAAAGTCAAAGTTGCCCTCCTCGAAGGCGAACCGAAAGTTAAGGCGATCGGAGACGTCGCCTCGGGCTCCGCTGATTCGGGGAACCCCGTAAAGACCGCTGGCGTAGCCCAGACCGCTCTCCCCGCGGCCACGACGGCCGGCAACCGCATCAACAATCAGTCCGATAAGTACGGACGCCAGATCTTCACCATCGCCCCCCCGGACACCTTCGTCTCGGGAAAGGTATTTCTGGAAAACGAAACCTCGACCGAAGTCTTGGCGGCCCCAGGCGCATCGATCCGCCTCGTCGTCACCTCGATCCTCGTCACGAACTCGGGCACGACCTCTACCCGCGTCGAAATCCTGGACGAAGCGACCGGCAAGCTCATCGGCTTCGCCGCGAAAGAAGGCGGCGGCTTCTCCTTCGTCAACGAACAGGGTCTGTTCATCGTCACCGCCAACAAACCCGTGAAAGCCAAGTGCCTCACCACGGGCTCGAAAACCGACATCTTCATCTCCGCCTACAAGCTCCCCGAATAATGGCTACCACCGAATGGGCCACCGTTGCCCAGATCAAATCTCTCCAAGAACGGATCACCAAAGAGGAATCGCGCCGAAAGGAAGCCGACTCGGGCTTGGGCGTGCAACTGAATGCCGAGGAAGGCAAGCGCTACGCGGGGGATGGAGTTCTTACGGATCGGGTCGCCGCGCTCGAGGCGAAGGTAGCCGAACTCTCCAGGCCGGCACCAACTCCTGAACCCGCCCCGGAACCGACCCCCGAACCCAAACCGGACATCTTCACGGGCAAGAAGATCTCCGACTTCCCGGTTGTGATCCAAGCCGCCCCGGGGAGGATCAGGGAACTCTCCGACCCTCTGGGCTCAGGGAAAACCGTTCTCGGCCTGACGGTGGCTGATTCGGACATCGCGCCGGCAGGAAATGAGCCGACTAACAACCCGCGCTCTCAGCTCCAGAGCCCGACAGTCGTCAAGCCGGGTATGGAGTTCTACGTCGGGACCTCAATCCTCTTCCCTTCGGATTTCCCAAGCTGGGGCGGCTGGATGACGCTCCTCTCGGTCTACGGTCCCCCGTTCGGAGGTTCCGGCCCCTTTCATCTCGCCAGCTACGGGAAAACGATCGACTGGGAGGAATTCTGGCAGGGACCGCCCCTCGCCCGTGGGCGATGGATTCCCCTGCTCATGCACGGGCTGTTCGACTACAACGGCTGGGGCGAGGTTGAGATCGACGGAAAAGCCAGCCCTCGGATCAACACCGCGATCCGCAAGGGGGGCGTTAACGACGGCGGCAACAACGACGTGCGCGTTGCCCAATATCGGCAGAAGGGCACCATCCCCGGAACCGCCACTCTCTACTTCGACGGCCTGCGAATCGGCACCACCAGAGCTTCAGTCGGGTTCTAGATGGCCGCCGCCTACCGCGCAGTCGGCACCGTTGCGGGTGGCGCAGAAGCGACGAAACTGGAAGCCAAAACCAACTCGGCGACGGTAGTTGGCGACTACTTGGTCTTTCCGGTCCTCCTCGGCACCGCGAGCAAAACCGCCACCACCCCTACCGGCTGGGAAGTGCTCGGCGAAAAAGAAGTCACCGTTGGCGAAATCAACCACGCCTACTGGTACGGGCGTTATGCAGCAGAAGCCGGGGAAAAAACGCATACGGTGAACCTCAGCGGCACGAGCTACGTGGCCGGCCAGATCATCACGATCAAAGAACCCCACGCGACCGAAGCCGTCCTGAAAAAAGAATTCGCTGGCCAAGCCTCCTCGACTGAACACAAAGCCCCAGCACTCAACCCAGAAAAGACCGGAACGATGTCGATCGTCTGCGGCACGATCAACCAGACCGGCACCGGGGAACCGCCGACCAACTGGACCGAGCGCCAGGACAACACAATCGGGATCTATGTCGCAACGCGCGACACGCTCCCGAACGAATCGACCGGAGAACCGAAAGTCACGCTCTCGGTCGCGCGCGTCATGTGCATCGGCCAAATCATCATCCAAGGGGTTGCTGCAACGACCGCACGCCACTTCATGCCGCTTCTCGGGGTCGGGGCATGAGCCTTCTACTTCTCTTCAACGGCCAAGAAGTATCCCCGGAAGGGACGCTACTTCTACCGCAGTTCCCTCTCTCTCGGAAGCACCCCCTTTACCAGCCCTCTTACACGGGCGTCCGCTTTGCCCTGAAAACGCCTGAACCAGCGAAGGAGACGATCCAGACCAAGCACATAGCCGCCGTTAGTGGCGCTGCGACGGTTGTCAGCGGCGTCCTTGCGGCCCTCGGTGTCATCCCTCCCGACGTGGCCATTGCCACCGCAGGAACGGGCGGGATCGCGACGGTTCTTGGCTTCTGGAGAAAACGTAGATGACCACCATCGTCCTCGGCATCGCCCTCCTCGCCTCCTTCGGAGTCCTGATTTACCGCGAGCGTGAGCGCGCCATCCAAGAGAAGGAACAAGCAAAGTCATGGGACCTTCGGGAAGGTGCGCTCTTGAACGAGAGGGCCGAGCTCGAGCAGCGCCACCGCGCCGAGCAGGCTGAGATGGAAGACCGCCACCAGAGGGACCAGGAGGTCGCCCGTCAGGCCTACGGCGAACTGAATGACCGCATAGCCCAGGAGCGTGAGGCATGGGTCAAGGAGCGCTCCGAGCTGCTTACCCGCATCCAGCACCCGGAGGTCATCCTGCCCTCGATCCCCGTCTCAGACGAGCTGGCAAGGCCCCGCGAGGAGCACGACGAGATCGACATGGTCGGGTCGATAGCTGACGGGCTTGAGGATGGCTGATTCTGCCGGCCAGCAGGCCGCCACCGCCGCTATCAAGAAAAAGGGAGATTCCTCGGTCGATGACCTCAAACGAGAATTCGAGAAATTCAAGAATGCCCGGCGGCCGATGGAGCCTGACTGGTTCCTCAATTCGGCCTTCTACATCGGGCAGCAGTGGCTCTACTGGAATCACGGACGCCTCGATCAACCTCGGCTCGCCAAGTGGCGTGAGACGATCGTGGACAATCGAATTCTCCCGATTGTCACCGCCCGGGTAGCCAAGAAGGTAAAGAGTCGCCCCACCTTCGTCGCGACCCCGTTCACCGGCTCCGAGGACGACGTAGACGCAGCGAAGATCACCGAAAAGGTGATGGAGTACGACTGGGTCTATCTCGACCTCCAGCAGAAGCTCTACCAGGCCGAGCTCTTCGCAGATATCGCCTGCGCGGGCTTCTGGAAGATCTACTGGGATTCGACGGCGGGAGAGTCGGTCGAAGTCTTGGTTGACCAGTCCGGCCAGCCGGCGATGCTGAACGGGCGCCTCGTCAAGGCCGAGGACCTCCAGGGCACGCCGCCCCCCGAAGGGCTGAGCGTTAAACGAGTTTCCATGGGCGATGTCAGGGTCGATGTCGTCTCACCCTTCCACTTCTTCCCTGATCCGCTGGCTACCTCCATGTCGGAGCTGACCCAGTGCTTTGAGGAGAAAGTCCGCTCGCCCGACTACATCAAAGAGCGCTACGGCGAGGACATGGAGCCCGACACGGAAGCGCCGATCGGGCCGGTCGAGAGCCGCATCTTCTCCTCTCTCATGCCCGGGCTTGGGACCGGCTACAAAGGGATCAAGGTCTACGAGTTCTGGTCGAAGCCCTGCGCCACCTACCCGAAAGGGAAACGGGTCGTCTGGGCTCAGGACAAAATGCTGGTCGAGGAAGAGCCGCTTGACCCGATGCCCTACGTGATGTTCTCGGGGATCAAGGTCCCCAACCGCTTCTGGCCCACCGCTGTCACCACGCAGCTCCGCGGCCCCCAGATCGCGCTCAACAAGCTTGAGTCCCAGATTCAGGAGAACGCCAACCGCCTCGGCAACCCGGCGATCCTGAAGTCCCGCCAGGCCAACGTCTACTACGGCGGGACCCCGGGCGAGGAAATCCTCTACGACTCGACCGTCACCGACGCGGTTCCGCAGTACCTCCAGCCCCCGAACATGCCCAATTACGTGATCGAACGGGTGCAACGCATCATCGAGTCGATGAACGAGATCGCGGGCCAGCACGAGGTATCCAACGCTTCCGTTCCCACCGGCGTCACCGCCGCCTCTGCAATCAACCTCCTGCAAGAGGCAGATGACACCCGTATTGGCCCCGAGGTGCAGGACATGGAGTTCGCCCTCGGCCAGGCTGGGACCAAGATTGCCCGTCTACGTGCCCGTTTCGTCTCTGACGAGCGGCTTCTGAGGATTGCCGGTGAGGATGAACAGTGGGACATTCTGGCGTTCCGGGGGGCGATGATGGGTGATGAGCCCACCGTTGAGTGTCAGGCGGGCAGCGCTATGCCACGGTCCAAGGCTGCCAAGCAGGCGGCGATGCTCGAGGTCCTACAGACGATGTTCCAGTACGGGCTCGTCCCCGACCAGCGGGACCTGCGGAAGTTCTTCGCCGACTACGAGGTCGGCGCCTTGGATCGTCTCTTCGGAGGCCTCACCACCACCGAGCAGCAGATCCAGCGCGAGAACCGCCGCATCTCCCTGGGCGAAGCGGTCGAGATCAACAACTTCGACAACGACGCTGAGCACATCGACGGTCACGAGGAAGCCCAGCGCTCGTCCGGCTACCAGCTCTGGCCGCCCGAAGCCCAGCAACTCATGGAACTCCACGTCAACGCCCACCGCGAACGCCAGGTCAACCAGGCCAACATGCAGATTGAAGCCCAGTCGAAAGCGCAGGCTGCGCAGTTCGAAGCCCAGCACCAAGCGACCTTGGACGAACAGGCCTCACAGACGGCGTTGAATGTTGCTGAAAAGCACGCCGAACCGCAGGCGCCCAAATGATCCCCGTCAATTCTGAACGCGCGACCGAGTTGACCGTCACCGAACCCGTGACGCTCTTTAGCCGCGGGTCCATCGTCTACTACGGACCCCTCCCGACGGTCTCTGCCTCCGCGAAAACTGGCTCGCTGGCAGACGGGGAATCGGTGGTCCTCACCCGCGATACCTGGGTCCGCTCAGCAGGATCAAGCCTTGTGGAGCTCCAGGCCCTCGACAACGAGGCTGGGGGGGATTGGGAAGACGGCGACTTGGTCAGCGCCCAGGCCGCTCTGAACGTCGCTGGCTATAGGGCCGACGTTCGAGCGGGCACCACGGCTGTGCCGCTGACGGTCGTAGCTCCGATCCTTCACGTCAGCCGCAAGGAGAAAATCACCCGCACCTCCATTCAGGCGATCACCGGCAGCCTTACCTCAGATGCTGCCGCCGGGCTTGCCGCGATCCACGGCAGCTCCGCTGGTATGGCCGGCACCGAAGCCCAGGCAGTGGGCGTCTTCGGGGGCGCGACGAACGAATCGAACGTCGAAACCGAAAACTCGGAGCCTGACGCGGCCGGTGTCTACGGCCTTGGGCGAATCACGGCAGGTACCTCGTCACATGCCTCCTGCTACGGAGGGGTCTTCTACGGCCGCCGCGACGTGACCACGGCGATCGGCAATGGGGTTGAGATCGGGGTGCAGAACTACACCGCCACCCCGGAGGAATACAAAGTCGCCGGCACCACTCCGGGCGGGAAGTGCCGCGGGATCTGGATGACCCCCAGTGGGGAATCCGACTCCTCAGTCGGTCTCGTCATCGATAACCCCTTCGGCCTGCAATTCGACGTCGGGATCGCTGCTGGTGCCTCGGTAGGTGGCGGCAAGACGGGCGCGATCAAGTCGGCCTTCATCCGCGACGACTCCAAAGGCAAACGCTCGATTCTGATCAAGGGCGAACACGAAGAAGGCGCATTGGTGGTTGCCAAAGGCTCGGGAGCGATCCTCCTGGGGACCGAAACGGTTTCGTCTTTCGTCTCCAGCTCGGGCACACTGCTGGATGTCGTCTCCGAAGCGGCTTCGACCGGAATCGCTGTGCGGAACACCGGCGCCAGCAATACCGCGGTTCAAGTCTCCAATAGCGTGGGCGATATCCGCCTAGCAACGGCAGGCGGCGCTGGTGCCTTCTGGACCGGTTCCGCCGAAGGTGACTCGGGCCTGATCGTCAACGCCTCGAAGACGATCCACATCGGTCGCTCTGGCGGTGTACGAGCTCCGCTGCGGGTGAGCAACAACGTGGGGATCGGCGCCTCCGCGGACTCCTTCGGAGGCGGTGTCGGCGTCGTCTTCCTCGCCAACGCAACCACCGCTCCCTCTACGAACCCCACGGCCGGCGGCGTCCTTTACTGCGAAGCCGGGAAACTGATGTACCGCGGTTCCTCGGGCACGGTTAAAGAATTGGCGACGGCATGAACCCTGTCGCCATTCTTTCCCTCATCTCGGATCTCTACCAGCAGATCCAACAGCTCCAAGCCAAAGTCCAGGAATTGGAAAATGGCAAGCAGTCCGATTAAAGCTGCCATGCAGGCGCGGATGAAAGAAAACGCCGAAACCCCAAACCGGGAACGTCCGCCGAACCTCCGAGAAGGCGACGCCCGCGAAAACTGCTCGACCTGCGAACACTGGGAAGCCGGCCTTTGCAAGCTCTATCAGTACCGCACCGACGCCGAGCAGACGTGCGATTCGTGGTCACCCCTACCTGAATAGCGAGAACGAATGGCTACCTCACGACTCGCCGGCAAACTCACCACGGCGAAGCGCAACAAACTGAAGTCCTCAACCTTTGGCCTACCCAGCCAGAGGAAATACCCAGTGAACGACAACAAGCACGCCGTGCTTGCGAAGGCCTACGCCAAGAAACAGCTCAACAAAGGCAATCTCACCGAGGCTCAGTACAACCAGATCGTTACCAAGGCCAATCGAAAGCTGTCAGGAGGCTAAACCAGTGGCCAAGAAAAAGACCTCAGCAGAGGGCACCGACCCCAAGAAGCCCGGTCGTTTCATCAACGACACCCGCGGCCCCAGCGCACCCGTCCTGGGCCATTTCGTTGACGTCGTCGGGGGAGAGCATGAGGGGCGCTACGGCACCTTCTGGAACATCTCCGACGACGAGAAGTGGGCTGTCGTCCGCACCCGCGACAACGACACGGATCTGATCAACGTCAAGGTGACCGATCTCCAGCGCGCAGATGCGGGGCGCCGATGAGCGTTCACGAGCAGCGCCTTCTCCAAGCCGTTCAGAACTACGTCACCCGGACCAAAGGCGGGGAACTACCCAAGGGAGCCCTCGAGGCCGTACAAGCCCTCCAGAAGGCCCTCGGCACCCCAGCCCCCGGGAAGGACACTCCGGGCCAGCGAGAGACGCTGAAGGTCGCTCCGGGCACGCGGGGCACGGGCGAGCCGATGGAGAAGGCAGCCCTAGGCGTAGACGGCCCTTCACCCGGTCAGCGCGAGGCGCAGAGCCTCGGCCAGCAGATCGTTGAGGCCGCCGCCTCACTCGCGAAGTAACGAACTTCATCTAGCAGTTCAAACACAGAATCGACCAGGGACCGCCGGTACAACGGCCAGGGCCATCCAGGTACAGCCCCGCAAGGGCCAGGGCCTCGGTACAGCCATGTCCGGACAAGGTCACAGTCGGGAATAGGAGCAGTACATGGCGGACGACGTACAGTCTCCCGAGGGGGACCAGGGCGCCGAGGCCACCGACTCCGGATACACCCAGTATCTGGACTCAGTAGCACCGGAGATACGTGACCAGGTCGAGCCCATCATCAAAGAGTTCGACGGGAACGTAACGAAGAAGTTCCAGGAGCACGCCGACTACCGCAAGGGGTGGGCGCCTTACGAAGAGCTCGGGCTCAAAGACATTCCGCCCGAGAACCTTCAGGAGCTTCTTGCCTTCGCGCAGATGGCAAACAACCCACAGCAGTTCGATGAGTGGCTGAAATCCACGGCCACCGAGAGAGGTCTGCTCAACCAGCCGGATGATCTGGACCTTGACCTAGAGGACGATGAGAATCAGGTCGAGGAGCGGTTGCTTCAGAAGGTGACCGAGATGATCAACCCGCTGATGGAGCGGTTTGAGCACCAGGAGCAAGCGAAGCTCGTTGAGTCGGCGGAAACCGAAATCAGCGGCGCTCTCGACTCAATCCTGGGTGACGACAAAAACCAGAACCTCCCCGAGGGCGCTCGAGATGCAATCGAAGCTCTCGCCTATCGCTACACCGATGAGCCCGGCCTATCGGGCAAGGAAGTCATCGAGAAGGGCTTCGCTGACTACCAGAACCTCATTGGCCAGGGCGAAAAGGGTCTGTTTGCGCAGAAGGAGAAGCAGCCCGAGACCCCAGAGGGGCCGGGTGCCGCTTCTACCGCGGACGAGAAAATCACTTCGTTTGGCGACCCTCGCCTGTTGGCGATGGCCAAGGAACGGATGAAGCAGTCCGCATAACTCATCTCCGGGGCGACTGGGCATTCCTTGTCCAATTCATCCCTAGGAGTTACAAATGGCTACCCAGACGTTGGCGAACGCTGACGCGATCCTCAAGGACCTGTACGTCGGTCCAATCGTGGAGCAGTTGAACAACAAGACGTACATGCTCGACCAGATCGAGCGGGATAGCGAGCACATCGACCTCTACGGTCGGCGCGCGATCATCCCGGTCCACACCAACCGTAACCGCGGGCGTGGCTCACGGGCCGACGGTGGGACGCTCCCGGCCGCTGGTCGCCAGAGCTACCAGGACGCGATTGTCAAAATCAAGGGGCACTTCTCGGGCATCGAGGTCACGGATCAGTCGATCCAGGCTTCGCAGTCCAACGAGGGCGCCTTCATCAACATCCTGGACTCGGAGAGCCGCAAGTGCGGTGAAGACCTCCGAAAGGACATCAACCGCCAGGTTTTCGGGGAAGGCACCGGCATTCTCGCCGGCGTCGCCTCCACGGTGGAAGGCACGAAAGAAATCCCGGTCACCTCGGTGCAGTACATCTACGTCGGGGACCCGATCGACATCGTCAAAAAGTCTGACGGAACGGTTGGGGAAGGCGTCGAAAACCGGGAAGTCACGAAACGAGTTGGTGGCTCGACCAAGAAAATCACCATCTCGGGTGCCAACGCGACGAAAGTCACGACGGAATACGGGGTCTATCTGAACGGTTCCTACGGGAACGAGATGGACGGCCTCCGAAACATCATCGCCAAAGAACGGACGCTCCACGAAATCAACTCCAGCACCGCTGGTAACGAGTTCTGGAACGGCCGCGTTCAGAACGTCGGGGAATCCGAATCGGTTCTGACCACGGCGGGGGAGACCTCGTTCGAGAAGCTGGCTGATGAAGTCGGCCTCTCGGGTAACGCCGACGTCGAGGTGTTCCTGACCACCCGCGGTGTCCGCCGTCGTCTGGCCGACACCTACCAGAGCCAGAAGCGTTTCAACGACGCTCAGGCTGTCAACGTCCATGGCGGCTACTCGGCCATCATGGTCAACGAGATCCCCGTCATCGCCGATGATGACGCGCCTCGCACCTACGCATTCGGCCTCAACAAGGAGTCGTTCCGCTGGTTCCAGCTGAGCTCTCCGGGGTGGATGCAGCAGGGCGGTTCAGGGATCTTCTTCCTGAAGGACGGTTCCACCGCCGGGACGAAGGTTGCCACTTGGCAGGCCTTCTTCTCTTGGTACGCGGCCCTCGGATGCGTTGCTCCGAACCGCAACGGCGTCTTGAAGTTCTGCGAAGACGACGTACCGACCGGCGAAGGCGAGGTCTAGGAAGTCAATGGGCGGCTCTCTTCGGGGGGCCGCCCATCTTCTAATCGAAAGGAAACATGGAGATTCGCCCTGCCTCCGTCGCGCAGATCAGCAAAGCTCGCAACGGCCGCTACATCCAGATTGACGACGACGTTCAGGGCGTGGCAAACGCTCTGTGGCGGATCGACAAGCACATCCGTCTCCGCTACTCGGAGGCGGGGGGCTACTACGTCATCTACTGGACGGACAACCCCAACCTCGCCGAGGAGGATGAGGGCGACCACAACACCTACCTGATCTTCACCGCCCAAGACCTCGACCACCGCATCGTTAAACGGATGGAGGAGGTCTACTGGCGATGCAAGCAGCCGGGATATTCCTTCGCCGATGAGCTCGAGGCCCAAGAAGTCAAGGCCAAAGCTGCCGAGCGGCGCGAATGGACTGAGAAGAACGGCCCGCTCTACGAACGTCTCGCTCACGGGATGCGCAAGGACTTGGGATACGACCAGAGCAGGATCTTCGTCCCCTCATGAGCATCGCCGGCTACACCTTCATCGAGCTCCAAGAAGAGGTTCTGAGTCATCAGTTCTCCGCTGGCAAGTATCGGGAACTGGTCAAGGATTGGCTGAATCAGGCCCAGAGGCGGGCAGTCATCGAATCCGAAATGCGTGTGCAGGATGAAACGTATTCGATCAGCACGACTGCCGAAACCGCCGGATACGAACTCCCCGCCGATTACTCGCGACTGATCGACTTCTTCAACAGCGAAACCCACGAACTCATGACCCCGCTGGACATCCGGGAATACGACACCCTCTCGAAATCCTCCGGGCAGCCCTACGCCTATACGACGATCGGGAACAGCGTTACCCTCTACCCGACTCCGAATGCGGTCTACAAATTCACGCTGCGCTACTGGCGGCTCCCCGCGGACATGGTCAACGAAACCGACGAACCTGAGATCCCGGTCCAGTACCACGAGCTGCTGATCGCCTACGCGATGAAGAAAGCCTACATGCGGGAGAATGACTACCAGGCCGCTCAGGTCTGGGAAGTCCAGTGGGAAAAGGGGATCGGCAAAATGCGGGGCGAGGTGCAGCACGACACCTTCGATGGTCCTCAGCAGGTCCCCGGGGCATTTGCGGACGTTCACGGGCCTCCCTACGGCGTGTGGAGGGGCTAAGTGCGTGGAGCCGAGCTCACCTACAACGACTTCAGCGGAGGCCTGAATACCCAGTCTGGCCCCTACTTACTTCAGGGGAACGAATGCCGCGAAGCGCTGAACGTCCATACGTCGCAGACGGGAGACATCGAGAAGCGAAACGGCTTCGTCACGCTCTCCGGATCAAGCCTCACCGGGGAACCCGTCAAAGCCACGGGCGTCCACACGCTCTTCCCCAGCAATACGAGCACCAAGTCCCTCGTTGGGGTAGCCACGACCTCGACCACGGACACGATTTTCAAGATGACCACGGGGGGGACGGCCTCGGTTCTGAAATCGGGGATGACCGCCAACACCCGCTGGTACTTCGCTCAGGCTGAAGTCAACGGAGCCTCTGGCCCGGTCTTCGGTCTGAACGGCGTTGACACGCCCAAGCGCTGGAACGGTGAAGCGGCCGAAATGAGCGACTGGGTCGCGACCACGGGGACGGTCCCCAAAGAAGCCAAGTACCTGACCTACTTCTCTTCCCGTCTCTGGTGCGCCAAGGGCTCCCGGCTCTACTACTCGGGGATCACCGGCTCGACCCCTGACCCGCTGAACTGGGACGCCGAAAACTTCGTTGACCTCGAGCCAAACGACGGGCAGGAAATCACCGGAATCGGGATCGTCGGGGCGTGGCTGATCGTCTTCAAGCCCCGCAAGATCTACCAGGTCTATGACCCCAACTCAGCCGCCAACCGGAAGGTCTCTGACTCGATCGGGTGCATCGCTCCGCGCTCGGTTGTCTCGACCCCCTTGGGTTTGATGTTCCTCTCCGAGGATCAGGGCATCTGTAAGACGGACGGCAACTCGGTCACCCCCTTCTCTGACACGATCAAACCGGATATCGATCGGGTCCTCGCCTCTCCCTCGACTGCGAAAAATGCAGCGGGGACGCTCCTGAACCGCCGCTACATGCTGTCTGTGTCCACGGGGGGCACCAGAAACGACCACACCTACGAGTACGACATGATTGCCGGCTCGTGGTGGTTGCACGACTGCGCCGCCAACCAGTTTGCCCTGCTCGACCCCACGGGCACGCCCACCCTCTACTCGGGCGACTCTCTGTCGAGCGCCCGGGTCTCCAAAGCCTTCGTCTCAGAAACGTTCACCGACGCCTCCAAAGCCTTCACCTCCCGCTACGTCACCCCCTACTACGCCTGGGGTTCCTCCGGAGCCTCCCGCGCCTCCAGAGCCCTCGACCCCCATAAGGTCAAGCGGGTACGAGAGGTCCGTGTAGACGGCCAGGGGAGCTGGGAAGCGTATATAGCCACCGACTTCCAAGACGACTGGGAACTGATGGACGGGGAAACCTGGAGCGCTTCGGGGGAAGCTGTATCGGGCTACTTCATGGAAACCGAAAGCCCCGAAACCACCTTCGAAGGCTCAGGTGCTGGGACCTGGGAAGAAAGCACCTCGATTGTCTCCGAGCGCCGCTACCACACCCCTGGCCTCGGCCGCTCCATTTCCTTCAAGTACGAAGACGCCTCAGCCAACAATCTCAAGATCTGGAGCTCGACCATCGCTATCCAACTCCGCGAGGACTAAATGACTGAAGCAACCTTCGAACTTCCAGAAAAAGGCGAAGCCCGCTCCTCTGCCGATGGCAAGGTCAAAACTGGCCTGTCGAAACTGAAAGAAGTTGTCAACGGGAAACTCGGACAGGGCAACTTTGAAACTAACGCCGCCGTTGCCGGGAAGTGGTACACGCCCTCGGTCATCGCAACTGAACAAACTCGGGAATCAGCTTCATTCGGCACCCTGAGCACTCCCGATGAAATCACCGGCGTGGTCGTCCCTACCAACGGTCTCGTCCGAGTGCGAATCGCCGTCAGCATGAAATCCTCGACCGCCTCGGCGGGGAAGGTCGCCCTTTTCTTTGGAGCCACTCAGGCCGAAACCATGAGCACCTTAGAAGGGTCAACCGCCAACACCGAATTCGCGCGATTTACCACCACCGGTAACAACGGCGGGACTATCCTTAATCAGAACACTCCCTCAGCCTTCCCTACTACGGGATTCGGCCTGACCCCCCTGGACTTCTTTCTTGCGGCTGGTACCTATACGGTTAGCCTGAAATTTAAGGCAACGACTGGGTCGGTCACTGCCAAAGAAAGAAAACTCTACGTCGAAGTGCTTGGCTCCTAGGCCCGAATGAAGCGCCGCAGTTCTCGGAGTTCGGTCCAGCACCGGGCTCGATAAGGGCCCCGAGCTACCCGACAGGCCCGCCTCATCGCCCGCCACGTTGCCCAGTCCTTTCGTCTCGCGGCTTGCGCTTCTGCGGCCGCCTGCGTTTCTGCCGCTTCGATATCGCCGGGGCACCAATACCCGTAGTCCCAATCCGCATTCATGATGCTCAGTGGGTCGGTGTTGTGGCTATAGCCGAGGAGATGGCCGACCTCATGGCGGATCTCCATTTCCTCCCAGCAGCCCGGTTGGATGGAATCTTCGAAGACCATGATCTGGCATGGCTGGATCTGGCTTGGTTGAGTTGCCCGCGCCCCGCCCTTATCGGTAGCGGTTTGGAGAGGATCGGTCGGCAGCAATTCCTCCGTCATGCTGGAACAGAGCGGAGGTGACGCTACCCCCCACCACGCAAGGGCTGAAGCGTAGTCAGCTTCGAGTTCGGGGGTAAACGGTGCGGCCTGCGCGCTGCCCGCGAGCAAGCCAAGCATTACGACGGCAAGCGTCAAGCCCCGCTTCACGGGAGGCCGCTTTCGTCGGCCTTCCGTTCCAGTTCGACGGATTGACCTTCAGGCCCCGGTAGTCCAACCCCAACGCCGACCCCGGCCAGTAGGAGCAGGGCGATCACGATCCAAAGCACGTACACCCGCCACATGGGAGCCACGATACACCTTGCCCGAATCCCCGCCAAGCCTTCCCGGGACGCTAAGCCGTCCAGACGCTCAACGGATCATCGACGCGCTGAACCTGCGTCTCTTCGAAGTAGAAGAAGGCCAAGGCATCAACGCCGGCAAGGTCACCGACGACAAACTCGCCAAGCCTACGATCGTTGGGCGTATCGCTGCCGCGGGGACCGTCTTGACGGGAACGGGGTTTACGGCTGAAAAAACTGCAACGGGGACCTACAAAATCACCCTCACGACGGAACTCGCGACTACTGGTGTTCTCGTCGCTACTCCCTTCGAAGCCCTGCGTACCGCCTCCTGCAACTCCGAAAGTACAAAAGTCTTCGAAGTCCTGATCTTCAACACCGCAACCAATCTGGCCGAAAACATCGGATTCTCCTTCCACATCAAGGCTGCCTAGATGCCAGGAATAGCTCGCAACAAACTCTCAATCCCCAAGGTGAATCAGAACCCCCAGCCTCCCAGGCTGGCCAATCGCATCGTGGCAAGGAACCAGCCGGCGAAAGCGTTGGGCGGCGGGAAGCCGAAGGGGCTGGGAACGACCTATACGGCCGGCGGCCCGGGGATGATCGTGAGGCCCTCCGCCGCGCCAGCCGCAACCAGCACCGCCCAGGCCTCGAACGCAGCGCCCGCCGTCCCCGGCTCTACCTCTTCAGCCGCCGTTGTGCCCGCCGCAACCCCCGCTCCCTCGAGTGAACGCTTCGCCATCCCGACCTGGAACCCAACCACCGCGGGAGAACAGGACCCAAGGGACGCCTCCTACTGGGCGAACCTGGCCAAACTCAGGTTCAACGATGAACAGGAATATCGTCAGAACGAAGAAGGCGAAGCCAAAGAGAATTCCGATTACAACTACGCCCTGCAGCAGGCGATCCAGAATCGCCACGTCCAGGAACGCCAGCTAGGCGAAGGCGCGATCCGAGGGAACCTCTCAGCGTCTGGCTGGCTGAATCGCACCCAGGCCGAACAGGAGGGCGCCTACACCTCTGATCGCTCCCACGCCCTCTTCTCCCACGAACACGAACTCCATGCCTTCAATGCGGCTAAGAAAGCCCTCGAAGAAGGCTTTGGCATCGATGCAGCTACCCAACTCGCCGAAGCAGTTGGCCGACGCTCTGAACGCGAAGAACTACAGGCGGAAAAAGGCCAGGGTGAAACCGGGGAAACGGGCGGCACGGGAGGGGGGGCCTCCACGTCTTCAGCGACCGGGGGATACACCTCGAACACGGGCTCCCAGCTCGCCCGTGGCCTCAAGGGTGTGGCCCTTTCGAACAACAGGGCGGTCGGTCAACCCCAGAACGCCAAGGCATTCGCAGACGCACTCAAGAAGGGGAAGAAGAAGTGAAAGGTCCCGGCCTCGCTCAAGCGCTCGCCGTGAAGAAGAAGGCCCCAAAGGGTTCGGGCTACATCGTTCGCGGCGACAAGGGAGGGAAGAAGGGCGGCTTCAACCCCTACCAGGTCCTGAAAGGCCTCGAAACGGGAAGCCTCCTCACCCCTGAACAGCTTCAGTCAGCCGCCCGCGCTCTCACCGTTCTCCAGACGAAACCCGAAATCCACGGCTACGCCGAAATCGCCAAACAGCTCGGGGAAGAAAAGGGCAGAGAAGCGACGGGCCTGACGAACCTCGGCAACCGCACCGCGGGCAACGTCTCGGGTCTCTACAAAGGTTTGGCCGAATCTGCCGCCCAGTCGATCGCCAACCAGCAGGCGATGGCAGGCTCCCTCTCGTCGCAGTCAGCCAACATCGCGAGCAAAGGCACTCAAGAACTCGGCCAGATGCAGACCGGGGCCCTCGGGGATCTCCAGAACCAACTCCAGATCCGAGGCTCCCAGGACACCGCAGGGGGGGCCCAGCAGGCTCTCTCGCAGGCCGTCTCAGCCCAACAGGCAGCGCAACAGTCCCAGAGTCAGGCAGCCCAGCAGTCTGCCCTCCAGCAGGGCGGTAGTTCCACCGCGCTCCTTCAGGCTATGGCCGGCGCGTCCCAGGTACAGGGGGCGGAAACGGGCGGGGGGATTCGCAGGGACATCGCCAACCGCGTAGCCGAATCGAACGCCAAGTTCAACCAGAAAATCCAGACCGCCAAGAGCAAACAGGCAGAAGCCAAGGCCTCCTACGGGGAAAAGCTGGTCAAGAACCTCCTCGGGCTGAGGGAAGGCGAGCAGAAGTTCAAGACTTCCGAGCAGGCCGTAGCCGGCGAAAAGGCGGCGCTCGGACTGGAAGCCCAGGAAAACGCCGAAGACGCTACGCAGCAACAGCTCGAAAACGAAGAAAACGCGCAGATGAACGCGCTCAAACTTCAGAAGCTCGGGCTGGAATACAAGAAATACGGCCTGAGTCAGTGGGAAGCCAAACACCCGAACTACGGCAACAACGAAAAGAAGAAGAAGGCTGCCGAACTCGGCAAGGAAGTCAACAACATCAAATCGCTGATCGGCCCCGTCGTCTCGTCTCTTGGCAAGCCTCCGAAGAACGTCAGCGGCAACAAAGTTCTGAACACCTACATCAACGAGATCAACAGCAAAACCGAAGCCGACCCCACCCTCGTCGCCAAGGTCGTCAAAGAATGGTGGAACAAGAAATACCCCAGCGGTTACGGGGAACCCGGCGGCGGGTTCAAGAGTCCTTGGTAGATGGGTGGGCTGGGGAAAAAGAAACCGGGCTGGACCCCTCCGCCCCCACCTGAACCCTCGCTGGCAGAACGCCACGAACACGAAGGGCGCACTCCGCAACCCGGGGTACCGGCTGGTCCCCGCGATACCGAACAGCCCTCAGCGTCCGGCTTTGAATACTCGCCCGAGACCTACGAAAAGACGGGGCTCACCCCGCCCACTGAATCTCGGGCAGAAGCTCACGACGAGCGCGTTCAGGAATACCGAGCAGAACGTGCAGCGGCCCGGCAAAAGCGAATCGTCCAGAAGTACGTCACCAAGGCCTACGAGCCCAAGAAGGCTCAGGGGTTCTTCGACTCGCTCGGCTCCAACGTCGAGCAGGCCAAGTCGAACGTCTCCAAAGCTCGAGAAGAACTGCTCTCCCACCCAGCTATCCAGAAGGCGAACGAAGAAGGGAAAGTAGTTGGCCCCAAGGGCCTTACGAAAATCAAGGCCCAGGAGAAGCAGAGCGAGGCTCTCTCGACCAAAAGCCCGCTCGCCCATTTCGAACAGTTCTACACCCCGGCGGGCGAGCGCCACAATCCCTTTGAATCTTTTGTATCTGACGTTGCAGGGGACGTAGCCAAGGCTGCCAAGGACAAGTGGAAGAACCTTGAGAACGTCGGTGGCGAAGGTTCCTATTCCCCGTCTCGGGACGTTGGCCAAGGGATCTCCAACCTCACCAAGAACGTCCGTGAAGCTGCCAAGGAAAGCTACGAACAAGAGACCTTCCAAGGCGGCCACAATCCGATGGAACCGCCGTCGATCAAGCAGTCCATTGCTGCCGCGGAAATCGGTCTAGCTCCCACCGCGGCAGGGGACGTGCTCTCTGCCGGGCAGACCGCCACGAAGGCCGGAGCAACCCTCTTTGAGGGTGGGGCGAAAGAGGCAGCAACCGCCGGAGCCGCGAGGGTAGGCGCCAAGGCCGCAGCCTCACGGGAGGCCATCGGTCGAATCCCGGGGTTCTTTACCCGAGATGCTCTGAAGGAGGGAGCGAAAGCGCTCCCAGGAGCTGCTAAGAGCGCACCGGCCGCCGTAGGACGCGCCGGTCTCCGTAGCTCTGAGCGTGGCCTTCATTCGGTAGCTGGTATCGGGACCCTCGGAGCTGCGAGTAAAGCCGGCGTCAATGTTCCCGGTGGGACGATCTTCGAGGGGCAGAAGCGGGCGCTCGAAAAGGACCCGCTCAAAGTTCTCAGCTCGACTGCGAACCTTGCACCCTCCCTCCTCATCTCCGCATTCCAGCTCCCAGTAGCCGCCGGGAAGTCAGCAATTGAAGGGGACTCCGCCCCACTGGAAGGCGCCCTAGCGGAACAAAAGAACTTCTTCGAGCACTTCGCCAAGACCTATGGCGGGAGCGACCCCAAGGCGATCGAAAAGGCGACCCTTGAGGAAGGCCTCCTACCCGAGGTCCTCCTCGGCCCGGTTGTCGCCAAGGGAATCAAGGAGCTGGGAACGTCGAAGGTCGCGGACATCGCGAAAGGCAAGTATCGCTCCCGCCGCGCACCCCTCACCGATGAGAGCGGGAACGTCGTCACCAACGAGTGGGGGATACCCGCGAAGAAGGGGACGCAGCGCCACCCCAACGAGACCCGCCTGACCCGAGGCTCCGAAAACGCTCACCTCCGTCGCGAAGAGGCGAGGCACGCTGGCAAAACCGAAGATATCGTCAACGTCGAGCTCGGGCGCAGGGTCAAGAACATCGAAAAGCAAGCCCGTAAAGCGGCAGGCAAGAAGGTCACGATCCGAGAGGGGCTGGGACGCAAGGGCAAGGAGAAGCTCGAGGCCCGGCCCACCGACTTCATCCCATTCCTCAATCGTGCGGCTATCGACCTCTCGAACCCCGACGCTGCGCTGCGAGAGATCCAGCATTACGCCGACATGTTCAAAGGCCAGAAGTCGGCCGCTGAGCTAGGGGCGAATCCCTCCGTCCTCAACGGTCGGGATGCGGCCAACTACTTCCTTGCCCACCCCGACGAGCTGGAGTCCAAGCACCTCGCCAGGGCCCTCGCTGAGTACCGGGACATGGCGAACGGCAAGAACGGTCTCGCCTCTCTCTCGACCTCAGAGCGGAACCGCTACCTGGGGGTCGCTGCCGCCCACGACATTCCGTTGCCCGAGGAGCGCGCTCCAGCAAGCGCTCGGGATCTCACCAGCCCGAAAGCCGCAGCTGACGCTCTCATGGCTGAGGCTACGAGGAAAGAGGGACTGGCAGAGCAATCGAAGAGACCGAAAACGGCGAAGCGATTGCGTGATGAAGCGGAGGAGATCAGGGCTCACGCCGCGAGCATCCTTAAGCGTAACGAAGCCTCCCGTCGCGGCGCTTGGGCGCACGCCCATTCTCTTGATGCGGTGGCGGAGAGCGCTAGGAAGTCCGCGCAGGCTGCGTGGTCAAGGGCCACCGGGAAGGCCCCGTGGGAGGTCTCGATCAAGGAGCGCCACGACATCGAGAAGAAGATTCGGCGATCGGGCACTCCTGAGCAGAAAGCGGCACTTCGGCAGGCGCACTCTTCCTATAAGAAGGCCCGCAAAGCCCGCAAGCAGAGCGGCCCGCTCAAAAACGAGCTTAGTCCCTACACCCGCCCGGGGGCGAAGGCAAACAGGAATGCTAAGCGTCTCGCCTATGGGGATATCGTCCCGAAGGGCGAGAAACGGCCCGCGGTCAGCGTGCTTGAGAAGGAGTTCGCCGACGAGGTTCGAGGTGAGCTGAAGAAACGAGGCCTCCACCCCGAGCCCGCCTACGTCCCGGACACCTCAGCGGTCGCCAGGGCGGAGCCCGATCAGTCGGCCACCGGAGGCCAGAAGGCCCTAGGCCCGGGACCGCAGATCAACGAGGGCTACGTCTTCAAACATGGTCTCCAGGTCCAGGGCTACGAACATCTCCTCAATGGAGTCCAGCGCTCCGTAGCCGCTCATCACTGGTATGAGAACGGCCGACGCTTCAGGGCCGAGCGGGCCATCGAGTACAAGGGCACCGTCCAGCACACCTCCAAGGAGTGGGCCGAAGCCTTTCAGCATGGGGTGATCAGCGAAAAGGACGTAGACCTAGTCCCGACGCAGGCGCTCAATCGGCTCGAGCGAGCGATGCAGGGCGGTACCCCGTCCGACTACGCCGAGGCCTCAGCCGCTCTCAGCGGAGCTGCAGTGAAAGCCAAGGAGGCGGTCCCCGGGACGAAGTACGAGGCCTACCCCAGTGCCGCCTACCAGGAGTTCGCGGCTCAGGCCCAGAAAGCCCCGGTAGCTAGCTGGCTCCGCTCGGCCAACATGGTCACCAGCCGAGCGATGCTCTCCACTCCCTCTTTCGTTGCTGCCCAGGTTATTGCCGAAACCGCCCAGGCAGTCGCCGACGTGAACCCTGCCCGCATGGCGCAGGGGCTCTACAACTACTCCAAACTCAGCCCCTCCGAGAAGGCAGCGATCAGCGGAGTCTCAGGGGAGACGGGACGGGCGATCTTCTCGCCCAACAAACTCGGCGCCTCACTCGCCAATGACGGCAAGCCGATGAAGGACGCTCTCGGCTTCTTCCGGCGGAACCTCTTCGGCCGGTCCGCGAAGGACATCGTCACGATGAAATGGGCTGGCCAGGTCAACCGGTTCACGTCCGGTCTCACCCGTAGGGCGGTTCTTACCGGGGAGATCATGCGGGACCTGAACGGCCTACAGCGTCACGGCCGGGCGCTTCTACACGCCCAGACGGAGCTTCAGAAAGAGATCGGCCACCTCTCCGGTAAGCAGCAGTTGGAGTACTTCGCCAAGCACCCCGAGGCGCTCGACACCTACCACAAGAAACTCGGGGGCGCGATGGGCCTCTGGAACAACCTCACCCGGACGGGTCACTTCCCGGAGGTCTACAGGGCGGCAGGGCTGATCTTCTACCCGTTCCTCCGCATGTCTGTCCTCTGGCCGCTGAAGTTCGCGGTCAACCACCCGATCAAGGCCACGGCCCTCGCCTACCTCGCCGCCCAGAACAACTTCGCCCTCCGCGAAGCCCTGCACGGCGAACCGTCCTTCCTGAATTACGCCCAGGTCCCCCTCTACGGGCGGAACCCCAAGACGGGGAAGCTAGAAGCGACGAGCCTGATCAACCTCTCCCGTATGTCGCCGGGTGGGAACGCGATCACCCAGGCGGTCCAGGGAACCGGCTCTCCCATCGGTGCGGTGCAGCCCGTCATTGGAGCGGCCGTCCTCGGCTTCACGGGGGAGGGCGCCTTTGGTCCGGTGGAGGGTGGATTCCCAGCTCACCTCCGTGCATCGGCAGCGTCGATCGCCAGCCTCTCCCCCTACATAAGGGCGATAGACACGGCCCTTGGACAGAAGGCATCTGGTCAGACCGAGTTCGGCATCTTCGCGAAACGAGCCAATATCGCCGTGGAACCCCTCCAGGCTTTGGAGACGAAACTGAAGGGCCCGTTGGGCGAGCAGCTCTTCCGCTCCCTCGGCAACCCTACCCAGCCCCTCAAGATCTCCCTCGAGCGCGACAAAGCGAAGCTCGGGAAAGTTCTCGGGGAACTGGGCAAGTACGGCTCAGACGCCCAGTCAAAGGTCCAAGCCACCTCCCGAGGGAACGAGCGCGCGACCCGTAACAAGGTCATCCAGATGCAGAAGCGCTACGACAAAGCCAAGGAAGGCCTCAACGCGCTCTACAAGAAATACGGCCTAGAGGGCGTCGCGAAACGCTCCGAAGAAATCTACTTCTACACCCATCCCTACCCGGGCTCAACCGAAAAGAAATCGCCCTTTGAAAGCGGTGGCTTTGAAACGGACGGGAGCGCCTTCGAAGGTGGATGGGGCGGAGGAGAAGAAAAGCCGCCTGCCTTCCCGAACAAAGGGACGGGGCTCAACCTTCCTGGCCTGAACCTAGGCGCCATCACGGGAGCGATTACGAGCCCCCTGAGTTCGCTCATTGGTGGAACCCCGGCACAGGCAGCGGAGCTTACGAAAGGGGCCAAAGCCCCCGCTGGCAAACCCGGCCGCGCAAAACCACCGAAACACAAAGAAGCCGTGGTCTCGATCCAAGGCCCCCTGACCTCGAGCCAGAAGACCTTCGGTAAGGAACTCGTCAAGCTCACCGGCCTCGACCCGAAGACCGTTGGCGGATGGCTTCTCGCCGAGGACTCCTACACCGCAGCGAGCTCGAAGCAGGCGGAAGGAGACGCGAACTGGCTGAACATCGGTCCGGGCTACGACCTTGGAAGCAACCCGAAGCAGGCGGCCCAGTACACGGCCAACCTCATCAACACCTCGGACTACTACGGCGGTATTCGCTCGTCCGTTGGGAAGGGCGTCGGCGCACAGGTTGCAGCCATCCAGGCTTCTCCGTGGGACGGCGCCCACTATCCGAACGGCATCCCCACGAACCTCGTCAGCGGAAAGGGGGGCGATGCGGTCCGGGGCCGCAACAAGCAGGTTTACGTTCGAGCCGACGCCAAGGGGATGGTCCAGTGGGCCAAAGCCAACCTCGGGACCCAGGAGGGCTCGACCAAACAGCTCCGCTGGGCGACGAAGGAGGGCCTGGGCTCAACTGAACCTTGGTGCGCGAACTTCGTCTCCAACGGGCTGGCTCGCCGCGGCGTGACACCCCCCTCCAACCCGAACGCCACCGAAAGCTACGAAATCTGGGGTCGGGAAGGCAAGTACGCCTCGGTGGTCCCAGGTATCTCTAAGGCCAAGCCGGGCGATGTCCTCACCTTCAGTGGCGAACACACCGCGCTTTACGTCGGCAACGGCGAAATGATTTCAGGCAACTTCTCCGACGAAGTCGAGCGCACGCCCGTTAGCGCACACGCGAACCTCTCGATGATCATCCGGCCGAAGTACAAGGGCGGCAAAGTCAAGATGAAGGCAGGCCCGGCCCTTCCGAGCACGATCCCAAGCGGCACCTTCTCCACCCCCTCGGGCGACCCCACGCAAACGGCAATCGCCGCCTACTCAACCGCTACGGGAACCCCGGAAAAGCAGGTCAAGAAGGAACTGAAGACCAAGGAACTTAAGCCGGGAGCCCTTCTGAAGCAGGTCGAACGCATCTACGCCGGCCAGCTCCCCGGAGGAGTAATCCCAGGCTTCA